GACGAAACAACCCTGAGCCGCCAAGTTTCGGGGCGTGTCGGATTGTCAGCCGCTTGGCAGTGTGCTTATCTGTTTTTCTTTTCATCTTATAGCACCTAACGGCTCTGTATGTGACGTGCAAAGCATGGTCGTATAGATGCCCTCGTTAACTGAACGCGGAACATTTCCGCCCTCGTCTGGGTTGTAAGTGTGCAACCGTCTGGACGCGGGTTCGACTCCCGCCGCCTCCACTAAGCTAGCAATGATTCGGGGGCGAATGGATATCGACAGGCGGCCAAGTACCTGAACTGACGCATAGCACTACCCCCGGCTGAGTAGGTCGGGGCAAAGCCCTGGGGCAATCCTCCGGGGCTTTCTGGTATCTGAAAAAGACCTATCTTTGCTTCAGGAGGAAAAGATGATCGGATATTTTATTTCTATTATGGCCATCGCTGCCTTGGTGTTTCGAAACTTCCAGCTGGCTGCTGAGCTACAAAAAGAACGGCGCGACCATCGAAATGCGATAGACAGCCTAAATGATATTCTGAGGCAGAAAGCTGAGCATCGCCCGGAGCGGAAGCCGAAAAAGGAAACGGAGGATCCGGATAGCCCTTCGAGAGTTCTATTGAGCCGGCGCGGAAAGCGCATTCGAGAAGGAGTTATCGACTGGGGCGAAGCCTAAGTTTTTCTATACTATTTCTATACTCAGGACCATGAATAATGTAAACTCCTGAAAGAAAGCAAGTTAAAACTTGGTCTCGTAGTACAATGGATAGTACGTGCCAAATATTCATTCTGCCGCATTCCTTCCCAAAACCCCTGTTGTACCGACTTGTCAGATATTCGTTTTCAGAATCAGGGCGAATAGGCGAGAATAAGTACCACTCAGTTTTCTATACTATTTCTATATTGGCTGGACAAACGCCACGCCATGAAGCTGAATTTTGTCTGCGGCCGCCAGACCTTTCGCAACGATCGGGGGGAAGGTCAGATCGAATTATACCTGTACCATGCCCGGAAAAAGCGGTACCTAGCTACCGGTTACTTCTGCAAGCCTGCTGACTTCCAGAGAGGAAAAGTTACGCGCCGCCCAGATGCCGTCAAAATCAACAACCGACTGAATCGCCTTCGAAGGGAAGCTGAGGACTATTACGACCGCGCCCAGGTCGCAGGGAATCCCTTCCACATGGATAGCCTGCTGGATCACCTGCGGGAATACCTTCGAGGATCCGCAGACCGTCCGCCGGAGCAAGAAACATTCTGTTTGTTCGTGCGGGCTAATATTGAACTGATGCGCCGGAAGGGGTACGCCCGGGGGTATCTGAAAAACCACCAAACATTGCTGAGCCGCTACCTGGAAAAGTACGATCCCGTGGCCGGGCTGGACGATTTGTCGTACCTGTGGCTTTCCGACCTAGTGGACTGGCTATTTCAGCAGCCAAACCAGAAGTACCCGGATGGGAAGCTGTCTGCAAACTATGTCGGGCAGCAGGTAACGCTGCTAAAGGTTCACGTTTCTGAGGCTGTCCGACAGGGAAAGATCCCATACAACCCGTTCAGCGAGTTCTCCGTCCAGCGGGAAAAGACGCGCCCGTCCTTCCTGACAATCGAGGAAGTGGATGCCGTTGCCGCCCTAGACCTGACCGGCCGGGGCCCGAAGTGGGAATTTTGGCGTAAGTGGTTTGTCGTCTTGGCGGATACTGGTCTGCGGTATATCGATAGCGTGCGCTTGGAGCGACGACATATTAGCGAAACTTCAGACGGTGCTTTCCTTCGCATGAGCCCTCAAAAGACTGGCCGACGGACCTTGGCCGATATTGCACTGCCGCTCCGGGATCTATTTAATGGCCGACCGGAACGAATCCTGGTGGAGCTTTGCGATGGTCTGGACCCTGCGGATCGTGTTTTTCCTGGAACAGCGGATGGCGACCTGAATAGATACTTTCGGGAGATAGGCCGGGCGGCTGGTATTGACAGTCATTTCACGGTTCACTCGCTGAGGCACTCGTTCGGAGTAAATATGCTGAATGAAGGATACCCTATTGAGGTCGTTTCGCGTTTGATGGCTCATTCTGATATAAAGACGACGCAGATGTACGCCCACCTGACAGACCAAGGCGTTGTTCGGATGCTGAGGCGGCGAAGTTGAACCTGGGCCCATTGGTTTGTTTTCGATTTTTTCGATTTTTCAAAAAAGGAAAAGTTCCTTCCATTTCTTCCATTCCTTCCATTTGGAAGTTTTGGAAGAACCGTATGAAATGAATATCTTTGAAGCAATGAAGCTGCTATCCCTTTTCTTTTCCGGGTTTTTTTTATTCTTTGCCCTGCCGACCGTTAAGCAATATGAAATGCTGGACTACCGATCAACTTACCTTATTGTTTCCCTGCCCGGCTTCCTTGTGAAAATTGGAATTGCAGGCGACCCTGCTGCCCGGACCAAGGCTATCGATCGATCAGTGAGGGGATCGAAGGAGTTCCGCGTTCTATCCCTGCCGGGCTTATTTGCTGAGCGGTTTGAGAAGGACGTGCTACACCTGCTTTTCGCTGGATCCCGGAGGACATTCAAAGGATCTGGTAAGACCGAGTATTTCCGGATGGGGCCAATCCGCTTTGTCGGGGCGGTAGTTCTTATCCTTTTCTGGTGGGCTGCATCCCTGGGAGTGATTATTTCGACTGGTTATTATTTCGCCTTTTTTTTGGTCCGATCCATTCAAGTTATTTGAAAAGGCGAATATTTCGTATTTTTGGGGGCATGGAAAAAGATTTTCAAGGAAAAGCGCTCAAGGTTGTTCCCTACGAGGAGCGAGTAGCTGAATTTCATCGAACATTCGGCGCGCCGATCGAGCAGTCGCCTGTCATCCCGCCGGAGCGATCCCTGCTAAGGCTCAAACTATTGCAGGAGGAACTAGACGAACTCAAAGACGCTATCGTAGTAGGCGACCGTACTGCTGTCGCTGATGCCCTGGTGGATCTCCAGTACGTTCTTTCCGGTGCAGTCCTGGAGTTCGGTTTGACGAATGTTTTCGAGTTGCTTTTCCAAGAAGTTCATGAATCGAACATGAGCAAGAAAGTCAGCCCGGGCCCTACGCTGGATACTGTCCTGGAGGAAGCGGTGCAACGGTATGGCCCTCATTTTCAGCTGGCAAGCTGCCCGGATGGGAAAGGATACTACCTACGCCGGACGGATGGCAAGATATTGAAGCCATACACCTACCACAAGGCCCAGGTATCTTATATACTTGATTCACTATACCCTGAAAAATAACTCTATGAATAAGCTAGAATACAACTTAGAGGAACTGCGCCAGGAGTTCGATGAAGCGTTCCCTCCAAAACAGAGAAAACGTCAGCGGCTTAAAGTCTATTATTTGGCTGGGGAAAAATATGTTTTTGTTTCCGATGAGGCTTTCGAATATCGAACAAGGCTGAGAAAACGATTTGCGGACAAGTTCAAGACGAAAAAGGGCGGGCTGAATATCTGGAAAATCATTGTCAACCTGTTCGAATTCCTGTCAATCGTGTGGGTATTGATCGAACCCTGGATCCTGGAAAAGTCAGAGCAGCGCGAAAAAGTGCTGTCAGAATGATCGCATCATGCCTACTATTTGCCCTGGTGGGCTTCGCCCTGGGTATCGTCTGGACCTGCTGGCGCATTTCCCGCCTGCTGAAAAACTGGCCTGAATGAAAATGACCAGCCAGCAGCTGAAAGAGCTTCGAGCGCGGAAGCCTGGCATTGAAATAACGCAAACCGTTAAGAGAATCATCGTAGGCTTCGATGCGGATGTTTCGGCCTGCGGTGTGGCTATGTACGATGCTGCCGCCGGGGAAGTCCTGGAAAAGGAGTGCATCAAATACAGGCTTATGAACGAATGGCTCAATGATATGAGTCGAGACTACGACAGAGACCGGTTCTTGGTGCGTATCGAGATCCCTACTGAAAAGACCGCGTTCGGTGTTGTATCTGTATCCAGGGGCAGTAAGGGGGCATTCAAGACGATCTATAATTCTGGCCGCTGCCGACAGATCGCTGAGGAAATGTACGAGCTATGCCTGGCGAAGCGAATCCCTGTTCAGCGCGTCGATAGTGATACGAGGATTAACTTCAAGAGCCAAGGGAAAAGCCGTGCCTGGCTGAAAACGACAACGCCGGGCGACTTTGCCCTGCGAGTAGTGAACCTGGTGCGCCAGGGGCGCGTGAACGATATCTACCCTACAAAGGTGCCAGCCAAGTTCGTGAAAGACTGGTACGGGCTGCCGGTAGCCGGTAACGACGAAGAGAAGGATGCACTTTGCCTGAGTGTTCCCGAAATGGCCTGGAGGAAGTATTCCAACGCAATTCAGTATAGCCGCTGAAAAAATCGGCTTTTTGTTTGGAACTGATCCCTGTCCGAATTGTTGTTTTAGTATGAGTAAGGAATTAGCGTCGGGCATCGTTTTTTCTATCAGGCAGACCAAGCAGGCTTGCTTGGAAGCGGCAGAAAACGCAAAAGCGCTGGCCCTGTCAAAGCTAGATCCTTTCAAGTTTGACGACCAGTTCATGCGCCAGCAGATTGCTGCTATTGATCCGGAGGACTGCCTGCCGGACGCGCTGAAAGCCCCGGAAAAGAAGAGGCCGGTAAAGACCAAGCCTTCCGGGTTCACTGCGAAAATACTTGGTTTGTAGTTGAAAAAGCGTACATTTGTAAATATAACCCACCTACCTGGGGCATCCCTGCCCCGCTTTGTGGCGTTTGTTGTTTGATATAAAAACGGCAGGGCTAAAAACCTGTCGTTTTTTTTATGCGCAAAAATGTAATATATTTGCCTCGTCCCGGAGCGCTTACAAAGCGCTTTCAATGAGTACACAAGACAGGAAGGATTTTGCCATCAAGATGGCCCCAGTAGCGAGAGCATTCGCAAAGATTAAAAACCTGGGGCACGTCGGATCCGTCGTATTTTCTACCACTTCAATAACACTGGCCCTGTACGGCTTGGCCGAAAGCCGCCTGCAGGCGAGTACCTGGATTCTGTGGATCGGTGCAGCCCTGGCGCTTTTCTTTGCCGTGGCGATTGAGGCCGGTACAAAATACTTCCTCCCCCTGGTCGTCAGACAAGTCGTCGGTAAGTTCTACCGAAGCGGCCCGCAGCGGTTCATCCTGGCCATGCTGCTGGTCATGACTGCTGGCTTTTTGGTCGTCAACCCACTGACTACGATCAACGGAGGTAAGTTCATCGGGGCGAACACGGTAGGCGACTTTCAGCAGACCAGCACTGAATCACTGGACAGCACACGCGCTTCGCAGCTGTCGATGATAGAATCCGGATACGACAGAAGCGCCGCGCTGATTAAGGAAAAGTACAGGGAGCAGGCGGCAGCCGTACAACAGGAGTATGCCAGCAGGATCTCGGCAAGCCAGCAAAAGGAAGCTCACTACCGGAGCCTGAACCGAGAAAAGCACCAGTGGGCTGTCGGTAGTGCCAGGGCTGAACGAGTTAAGCAGTCGAAGCTGACTGAGCGCCGCGATGCGAAAAAGGCCAAGCTGATTGCATCGATGAACAGTGAACTGGCCGACCTGCAGGAGAAGCACCAAGATCGGCTGACCGGGATCGATACTACACTAGCAGCGCAATATGCCCTAGTGAATAAGAAGGATCAAGTCCGCATCAAAACCCACGCTACCCTATCTGGAGCATCGTTCACCTTCTTTCATATCCTGGCCTGGGTATTTGTCGCTATCGTTGTGGTTGGGACAGTAGCGAGTGAATACTACCACGAGTATAGCGAACACCACGACGAGCAGGAGGAACTGATGCGCGAGAAGTCCCCGGCAAATCGCTTCATGGATGTTCTTTCTAAGGCGTACCTGAACCGGGCGAATGCCTGGATCGATACCTTTGAGGCCTGGGTAGAAAATCCTGGGCCAACGGTAGGGAGTTCGCTGTTGTCTTTCCTGTTTCATGTGGCAACGCTTGGGATGTTCAAGCGTTGGCAGCCCGGCCCAACGGCTACGGTGGCTGGCTTCCAGTCGGGCCTGTTTGGGGATAGTGGCCAAGGGCTAAGACCCAACGCCTCAACGCCTGAAACCCCAGTTGGCAACGGGGTTTCAGAGCGTCTACCAACTGATAGCGAGCCTGAAACAACATCTAGGACAACGGCTAAGCCAACGGAATCTGTAAGCGTTGGAAAAGAGAACGACGGTTCAGGGAAGGCGTTGGCGGTGGATGACAGAAGCGTTGTCATCGTCGAGTGGTCTGGAATGCCTGCCATAGAAATCGAGGACAAGCAGACCGGCGAGACGACCCTGAAAACGATGGCCGACATCTGTAAGCAAGTGAGCGCCTACAAAAGCAAGATCGCGAAAACGAGAAAGCGCATCCTTGGCCTGGAGGCGGGAACAGTGGAAACGTATAACCTGGAGGCAGCCCTACGGAAGGCGAAGGGTGCGCTGCATAATCAGACGAAGCGATACCAAGAGTGGGTAAGGATTAAGAAAGCCCTGGAGGATATGCAATAGCTGTATATGGGGTTATGACAGCGTTCCGTGTACTCGCCCCTGGCCGCACTGGCCGGGGGTTTTTGTTTTTCTGGCTATTCAGTTTATTTTTTCTGCAAAGAAATTTGAATATCCCGGATATAATTGCTATTTTTAACACAACAAACAACACGCCATGATGAAAAGCAAAACAACAGTAAACCGCCGCCCGGTCGTTGAAACCATTGAGGATGCCAGCTTTAGCTGGTTCTTCCCGGATGGATTCCTGGCTGAGCGCGACCAGCGCACCGCGATAAGTTCTGAAACTCTGATCGAAGAACCCACCGACGAGCAGAAAGCTCAGTGGGCCTGGGAAATCGAGCAGATTCTTGTTCACCCTTCAAACCGCAGAAAATGAGCAAGACAATGAAAATATGGGAGGCATTAACTCCCGTAGATCCTCAGTACACTAAGAAAGTCCCGCTTGGCGGTCGTAGGTTGACAGCTATCAACGCGACCTACCGGTTCCAGCGAGCTACCGAATACTTTGGCCCTATGGGGCTGGGTTGGGGCGTAGAGGACGAGCAGTACGACTTTCAGCAGCTGGGAGCCGAAAAGCACGATACCCTATGCACCTACCGTGCCGTGCTGTGGTACATTGATCCTGAGAGTTCCGAGACTGGAAAAATCCAGATTAGTGCAGATATCTGGGTCTGGGAATACTCGCGCAAGTATCAGGAATGGCAGCGCCAAGAAGACCTTTTTAAGAAGGTTCAGACTGACGCGCTGACCAAAGGCCTGTCGAAAATAGGCATGGCCAGCGAGGTGTTTAAAGGAATGTGGGATGACCACAAGTATATGGCGAAAATCCAGGCTCAATTCTCTGGCCAGAACGGGAATGAGTCAGCTAGACGCAAGCTGACCAAGAAGCTGCTGGAGCAGGCCGAGCCTGGAATGCAAATCGGTGTGAAAGAGCAAGGCATGACCTTGAAGCATGTGCTGGAAGCATTCGCCAACAAAGGCTTTACCCTGGATCCCGACATGGAAAAGCATGTTTCTGATAAGGTTCGCCGTTGGGCGAAAGAAGCTGAGGAAAAAAGGGGCGAAAAAGTCCGGCCGTAGCATCAGTAAGCCGGCCCCTGGGGAGAGCGAAGGCCTTAATGATCACTCCAGAGGGTCGGTATACCTGACTTGGTTTGTTTAGAGCATTGTCGTATATTGGTGTCCGGCACAACCTATGTTTTTTTTTTAAATCTTTTATTTTGTTTTAATGACAAGTGTAGATTTCATTGCAAAACATCTCCCCCTCGAAAATTTAGGGATTCCTATTTTGCCTGTTAATGATGTTTGTTCATTTACTGGCAAAACAATCAAAGAGGGAGTTTACAACAAAAAACTTATCAAAAAAACATTTACCGACCATGCTTACTTGAGATACCCTTCCGATTATTCAAGTGTTGAAGCTGCGCTATGTATAGAAGCTGTAATCCCAGCAAAAAAGGGTTTAAGTTCGCTTAGAAATTACTCATACTTTGTATCTGAAAGGAATTTGAAACTATTGAAGCGTGAGGAAATATTAGACTTGATGCTGAATATTAATGAAAGCCCGTTTGTGCTTGCTGTAACTTATTCAAATAAGAAACACACGTCTTACAAAACAACGCTTAACTATAATATCGAAAAATTTGTCGTTACAACTGATGTTGGCGATGTGTTAATTGAGCGAAAAGGGTTACTTGAGATACTACCAATTTTGCAAAACTGGTATACTGTTGTTGATGGCAAGCAATGTACAGCATCACAACCCACTTATTTCACAAAATCAGAAATATTGAGCGGGAGCGAAAATATTAAGCGTATCCGGCAATACGGAATTGAAAAATATTGCCTTGAAAATGCGGAAATTGAAAAATACCGAAATACGGCATTTCTTAATCTTATTGTTCACATTCTTAACAAAAAAGTCTAATGCTTAGAGTTAATTACAAAGCGGAAGCCTTACAACAAATTCATACTGGCGCAGACGAAAATCATGGCACGGTAACATTGTTGCGACGTGAAAAACGTCGGCTGAAAACGCCAGTTAAATTCACATCGAAATTCAAGTCTGAACAGGAGCGAAGAGAAACGTTGCTTACTATTTTGTTGGCAGTTTACAAGTCTATTGACAAAGATCTGAAAGCAAGCAACTATGGTTTTTACGATGCGTATGCCAGCAAAATACTTGCTGCAACAGGCGTCAAAACTCGCTACGAGTTTTTGACTGAACTATGCAAATCTTGTGGTGTTCGCACCATTGTGGAAAAAGACAATAGTGCAGTAATAAAAGCAATTGATATTTTTTCAGACGAAGAGTTATTACAGACTATCCGCAGCGAACATCAATACCTAATGTTGATGCTTCGTGACCATGTACAGACGAAAGGGAAGTCAGATTTTTTCAACCAGGACAATTCGGCTTCAAGCCTTACTTTTGAGAAGCATTTTGAGTGGATCCCCTTCATTGCAGGAAACTCCGTCAGGGGTGTCATACGCCGCATCGTGATGCGTGACTTCCTTGAGCGCATTGGCGTAAACAAAGAATCGTGGGGCGTAGAAAAAGACATGTATCACCAGTTGATGACAGGGGGCAACATTACTAGCTCAACAGCTTTTGAAGATATTGAACTTAGGGAAAAATATATTTTCCTCTGTCCCATGATTGGACTTCTGGGAAGTGCAATTGGCAATATGACCATTCAGGGCAGCATGAAAACTGGGGCTTTGCGCCCAATGTGCAAGGAACATGGGAACGGGGATGTTTCATTTTGGGAAACCATTGGAAGGGCTTTTGGCACACGTTCGGACACATCAAAGACGGAGCGTGACATTCGTATTGATCAAGCTGAAACAGATGACAAGTCAGCAAATCAGATGAAATATGAATTTGAAGTATTTAATACAGGCACCTTGTTCGATGGTGATTTTGTGCTGGTGTCAGATGACAAAACATTGGTAAGTGCCTTTTGGTATGCCTTGAAATTGTGGAAAGAATTTGGTTTTGTTGGTGGAAATTCTGCAAGAGGTTATGGGAAAATGGACCTTCAAATAGATATTCCCGAAAGTGCAGAAAAAATGTACTTGGAGCATATTGAAAATGTGAAAAATGATGCACTTGATTTTTTTGCAATACCAAGAAAACAGGCATTAAAAAACGTATTGGCATGAAAAAAATAACCAACAAAGATGTTTACACAAGCGCTGTTGAGCGCTTAGAATTCACATTTAAAGAATTTGATCTGGAATTGGAGATGCAACCAGACGAAGTGTTAAGACTAAAGCAAATAACAGGACTAGCGGAAATGTTTTCAGATGAGGAATTTTCAAAAAGCTGGGAATGACAGATTACTGGAAGTCATATTATTTAGCGCATTCAAGAACAAGACTATTTAAGAAGAGAATAGATCTTGCCTTTAAAGTTATTGACAATTTTGTGTCAGTTTGCGACAAACCATATATTGGATTCAGTGGTGGCAAGGATAGTTCAGCTATGTTGTTATTGTATCAAAAACTTGGCTTAACAAATATACCTGTTTTTACTCAGTCAGATGATTTTGACTGGGATTTTAAAAAACCGACATGTTTAAAAATAATAGGCCAAACTGGATTTTTTGATTACACATACAATGTAGCAAATGAAAGCGTTTTAGAACAGGTGGGTAATATGGATTTCCTTTCAAATGATTACATTAATATAGACAATGTGTTTTACGGGGAAATTGAAAAGTTCTACAAAAGTAGAGATCTGAACGGATATTCAATAGGGATAAGAATACAGGAAAGCCGAAAAAGGAAATTTAGGGTATTAACCGCAGGGCAAGTTTCAAAAACAAAATCAGGTTTGTGGTCATGCTATCCAGTTGCAAACCTAAGGGGCGAGGATGTTTTTGCTTTAATTATATCTAATGACTTACCATACATGGATGTTTACGACAAACATGGCGATAAAGCGCCTCACGAAATTAGGTTCAGTTGGGTAACAAATCCTGAACTATTTCACAGGGGAGTATTAGTTTGGCTAAAACAAAATTATCCTGATCGATACAATAAATTAATTGCCATTAATAAAAAAATAAAATGTTATGTCTAATTACAAAATCACATTCCAAATAAAAACCCCTGTATCATTTCAAGATACTATTATGTTTGACGGCATAGTTGCTTATGCCTACGCACAAGATCAGATGAAAGGAGTGCGTGGGCAGGCGCAAAAACTAAGCTATTCAAAAGATGAATTGATAGATTTTTCTTCTATGCCAATCATAAAGCATGAAGATGGTTATTTTATGGCATCGTGGATGTTCTACGAAATGGATGAAATGGTAGAGTATTTGGGCAGTTGGAAAAAACGCTGGGCAAATGAACATGATCACCTTTCCGACTTTGGAAAGCAAAAAAGAAAAGTTAGAGTTGATGCTGCCAACTTCAAGTCTTACGATGTGCCTATTCGATTAGTAGATATTTCTGAATGCTGGTTTTTTTTTCAATCTCAAAATGTGCAGGAGGTCGAAAGGCTTCTGAGTAAGCACGTTGTAGGTATTGGAAAAAAAATAGCACAGGGAAACGGATTGATTAAAAGCTTTGAGATTGAGGAATTACAACACAATCCCTTTGACGAACTCATACGCCCAATTCCTACTATTAAGCGAGGTGATAATGTTAGGTTTACGGGCTATTATCCACCATATTGGATGTCCGAAAATCAAGGTTTTTGTTTGGTCTATTAACACTCAACGTTTGTTGCGACCAACAAATAAAGGGCACGACTAAAGGTTACAAGTGAATAATTGTTACCAACGGTTTGGCGGTATGGTTTTGTAAGCCTACCACGCCGCTTAAATCCAACGATAAATCTTCAAAGGCTTATAAACTATACCGCTAACAAGCGGTATGTAAAAATTACGGTATGAGTAGCGGAAAAATAAAAGTAAAAGTAGCTGGGAAAACACGAAGCGTTTGGGTATCTGACACAAAGAATTGTAAGAATTATAAATGCTTTCACCCACACGACTGCCCAATACAGGGAGCAAGGGGTGTAAGGAGTAGTGAGGAGCGTTGGATGTGTTTAACAAACGTAAACCACGGATGCCCTGATGAACCACAGAAAAAGTAATTTTCACGTCGAAGTTCGCCGTTGGTTCCCCGGCCCCGGTCGGGGAATGCAACACGTCGAATGGAAGACTACCGGACTCCTGTTGGATTCTACGACGAGTCGGGAGCTACGGCATACATGGCTTCGGCAGGGCAGCGGATGGGCTGGTACTAGGACCAAGCGCCCACCCGACGCATTGGAGGCCATTAGAAACGGAGGTGAAATGACAGCCTTTGAAATCCAGTTCGAGAAAGCCGTAGCAGCGATTCAGAGTCATTTTCAGGCTGTCAATGACCTGTTGGCCAACCAGCCTGCAGTTAGCGACCTAACTGCGACGGACAGCTGGCTACGGGATTTGAACGCCCTGGCTGCTGAGTGCAAGAGCCTCTACCTGGTTATTCTGTCTTCGATGGATAACACCCGGGCGTAGGATCCTCAAAGCAGTTCCCATAACTCCAAGATGTCGCGCATCGCTTGCTTTCCCTTCGGGGAAATAAGGTGATCAACCTGCCGGTAGTCCTGGCCCTGGAATCGGATAATAGCGCTGTCGGCTTGCGATACCGCTTTCAGCATCGCAATCTGCCCGGAATCAGAGGTCAGGTCCGACCACTCCCAAACCCGGTCCCCCCTGTTGTTCTTAGACTTTTCCAGTCCGGGATCGATCACGAACCGGCGACCGTCCGCCCAGGCTACGAATCCCTGCACGAATAGCCAGTCCTTCCCGCAGTACTGGTACTTGACGTTAAGTGCCTTGGTACTTCCCGCTATCGCAATGTAGGGGAAAACATGAGTACCAGGAATGTTCACGAACTCTGGCGCTCCCTTCGGACGGTAGATCGTCACACCGTCCACGGCATCGTTATAGACATTGATCCGGCTCAGAACATCCCGCAGGCGGATTTCCCGCTCCAGCTTCATCTGAGCAGCCATCTTGTCCAGTTCCCTGCGGAAGCTATCCGGGTTCGCATAGCCCTGGTATCTGACACTATCCAGCCGTCGCAGCACCCCGCCGATCTTGGCGGTATCTCGTGTTCTGATCAGGGAATCCACCATCTGTGAAAGCTGGTCAGCAATCAGAGAATCGACGTTCGCCCGCGGCGGCTTGCGGAACATAGGGTTGTCGCATGAAGCCAGCCACAGGATCAGGACGAAAAAAAATACCTTTGCGCGTTTCATAGCACAAAGGTATTAATTTTTGGAAATCGCATACTAGCTTTGCTAAGCGTCTTCCCCGTTGCCCGTATGCCCCTAAAGGCTCCGGCGAGTTTGCACTCCTGACGCAAGTTGAGGGCTGCCCACTCCCTCCTTAGCCTAGCATTTTTTTGACTCGGTTATCCCCTGCATTGGGGGCCGTGCTAAGCTTCAACCATGACTACTGATCTGGTGCGATGCCAGACTTCTTTGTTCTACGAGGCCTCCCATGGTCGAGAAAGCACATCCTAATTATTTGGGAATTATTTTCACCGAATACCGATTTTTTTTCATCGGCTGGACCTATATCCCTTTGCCGCCGGGCGGGCGAGCGTGTTATTGATAGCCATGACCAGGCAATCGACCTCTTCGTCGTGCTTGGCGTTCGGGAACATCGTTACCTGACGGATAAAGTCCTCATTCCAGGGGCCAGCGACTAAAACTACCCTGCGAGCCTCCAGGAAGGCCGTGACGGCGTTCAAACGAGCGACCTTGTCTCCTTCTACCATTTTCCATTCGACGACGTTCAGCGGCGAATGAGCGCGTAAATGCTGGACAACAGAAACTCCCGATGCCTTCGGTTCAATGTGTAGTATACTCCTGGCCTGCCCCATCCGAAAAACATATTCCTCCAGGTTCGCCACCAGGTCCGGGAAGCCCCATCGGCCTTTCAGGAAGTCGAAAAGGAATAGGTAGCCCCGGAACTCAGAATAGCATAGGCAGCCGCTGGGGTCGTTCGCTGTCTTTTCCTTGTACGCTGTATCAGCTACAAAATGCCGGACAGCATCCCTTGCCCCCTGCGGGAGCTTGTAGTATTCCAGGACCGGCAGCCATTCCTGTTTCACAATGTTACCCCCGATCGGCATAGGCTGCTGGCCGTACTGGCCGCCGTACTCGGTAGATCCCAGGGCCGCGCGCTGTTCCTCCAGCACCTTGGGACCCATACGCTCAGGATCCAGGTAGCCGCCGACATAGATGCCCCGGTACTCTTCAGGCGAAATAGGGTAGTCGTCGGTCGCCGGAAGGCAGATATGCCGAACATTCCCACGCGCCAGCATCCGGGCCGTCGGGTCGTCCTCGTGTAGACGCTGCATGATCAGGATCGTCGGGGTAACGGCTTTGTCCGTTTTCCTGGATGCCAGGGTCTTTTCCAGGAAGTCGTTTACCGTTTTCATCTTTTGCTCGGAAGCAGCCCCTTTCGGGTCGATAGGGTCGTCGATAAGAATAAGATCTGCATGAGATCCGGTTACAGTTCCCCTCGTGCCAGCCACCATGCGTTCGCCCCCGGCATCGTTCTTGTAGTGCATCTTAGCGTCGAAGTTGCTTCGCATACTGAACAAGTGACAGTATAGCGCCTGGAAGCGATCAGTGTCCATTAAATCCCTACTTATCGCAGCATGGCGAATAGCCAAGGTAGCCTCATAGGAAACAGATATAATTCGAACACTTGGATCGCGAACCCAAAGCCATACAGGGAAAAGAACAGTAGCCATGCTCGATTTCGAAGATCCCGGCGGGATGTTGATAATCAAATCATGTTCTTTCGGCTTGCCAGATAGCAACACTTCGCCAACGCGCTGCAGTTCGTCGCAGACAATTTTGATGTGCGGTCCTTCCACCAGGGGCGGGTTGCCTGGGATTTCAGGCCAGAAGTGTAAGAAAAAACGATAATACGATACAGCGATTCGCTTCCCGCGTAGACGGCGTACATCCACCAGGGCATCGGCAGTATCACGAATCAACCGCCCTGCTCCCTTTGCGCTCATACGCTTTCTCGAGTTGCGCTTCCAGTTTCTCCAGCTGCTCATCCGTCAGGTGCGAAAAGTCGTATTTACCCCCCGCCGGCGAGTGTTCGATGTGCTGCTTGTGCTTAAAGTTCTCAGGATCCTTATTCGTCAGGGAAAAGATAATAGCCGTGTCCGAGGGTTGCACAAATTTCTTTGTTACCACCTGGCTTACCACTTTAAGTTTGCCGTCGACGTTTTTGTACTCAACTTTTTTTTCTTCAACCTCGTACCCGGAAACGCGCTTTTCAAGGCTTTTTCTAGACTTGATTTTTAGACGAGTAAAATAGGCGGATTCAGCTTTCGCTTGTGCTTTTTTATATCGTCCTCTGATTTCTCCGTATTGATCCACCCAATTATAGAAAGTCGCAGGAGAAATACCTTGATTGCGACAGCAATCTTCTAAGGTATAATCGTCGGTAGCGTACAAGTCACAAACTCCAGCCGCCTTCTTTAACTTTTCTTGGTAAGAAATTTTCCTCCCTCTCTTCATTATTTTGGTATTAATCAGTCTTCAATGGCTCACATACAATTTTCATCGCCAAAAATGCACATGACTGCCGCGTACACAATCAAACCGGCTAGGCCTATCGAGCAGGCAGCCCCGGCCACGAACGCCACAATAAGCCAGTACCATTTAACTGTCGCTACCAGCAGCATCGTCGTCGTCAAGCTTCGATTTTTTCACGGCTGAGCTAAGCAACGGGATCCGCGAAACGATGATCATGCGGATGACTAGGCTCAGCCGGATGCCGGTTATTTTTTCAATGTTCTCCAGGTTGCTAAGGAACTCCGTAACTGCAATGAACATGGCCATCCAATACACTAGGGCTAAGTTCGGAAGAAAGATGGCCTGCATGACAAAGCCGCACAGGATCGCCAGCATGTACATGAGCAGCTTAACTATCGTCCTCCGGAATCCATAGCTACTTATTCGGCGGCCTTTCCTCACGGCAGCCCATACGCCCGTAATGAAGTCGGCGATAACCAGGAACACCACAGCCGCGAAGAAATGCGATATAGGGAGGAGCCAGTGGGCTAAATACCCAAGCACCAAGGAAACGATAGCCTTCGTTCCCCCGGCCGTCGTTAAGCCCTGGAGTAGTTCTTGAAAAGTCATTCGTAGCGGTTTTGACGCTCCTGCATCCATCGCACTTACTTTGCATTCTCACCAGCCTGCGCATTCGCAGCGGCTAGTGCTTCTCGTATCCGCTTTCGCTCGTCCTTGATCGCCTGGTCCAGTTCCTCCTTCGTGAAATGAGGAACACGGTCGGCAATGAAAGACAGAGCACTGGTCACGTCTGTGCGAAGCCCCTGGACGTTACCGTGGATGGTAACCGCAGCTTGGGCGTTCTGACGGAACTTGTGCTCCAGGTTAAGGACTTGGATTTGTAGGCTGTCGTCCTTCTGGCGTAGATCCTGAAAGGATTCCTGCGCCGGGGGGGCGGCCCGGAAAAAAGTATTTCGGATACTCATTCCGAAGCTGGTAACAACCATAACCAGCAAGGCCCATTGTACGATTTCTTTTATGATATTCATTTTAATTGGTTTTCATGTGTTTGAGGAGAACATCCGCCGGGCCCCTGACCTCTCGATTCTATCACTTCTTTGCCCGTCGGTGCCTCCATTGTTTCATCGTATCGCCATCGGAAACCACACCTGACCACGATTGACTGCCTCCGCCCTGGCTTCGTCCAAGCTTCCTGCTATCCGGGCAGATTCGATGGCCCGGTCCAGAAAAACCTTTTTTAGGCTATCAATCAGCAGCGTATCGCCTTGGGTGAACTGAACCTCTACGGTAGCTCTCATATCCCCGGGCGTAGCCAGCTGGATCGACTGCATTCGGTTGTATTTGTAAGCCAAGGATTCATACCGGTAGTGAAGGTGTATTGCCGCGCCTACGGACGAGGCGAACAGGATGGCCAGTACGGCCAGCACGACGATGGTGTACTTTCTCATAGCGCCCACAATATACGAATTATACGACAAAAGAAATAAATTGAATATGACGGCAGAAAAAATTTCAATTAAGAAATACGCATCCCACGCTTAAATTAGGTGGGATGCGTATTCCAACGATATGCATTAAGCTTGCGCATATTCTGGTCGGGGTATGTCGCCGTAAACATCCTGCCGTGCGACTTCACACAGGCATTGGTTCACTTGGAATAGTTCTCGCAGCAGTTTGGCTTTGCGGCGTGTCAATTCAAGATACTTACTGAGTAGTTCTGCCTTTCGCTTTTCGTCAGAAAATACAATTTTTTCCATCGGTCGTCCTTTTAACGAGGGTTAGGGAAAATTTTTTGGTCGCTTGCTTCTCCCGGACGACGATTTAATTCGATTACTTGTGAACTACCCATTTGCTAAAGACAAATGGGCTTCGGGTTTCGTAGATAGTTGAGTATTACTACTTCTTACACCATCTCCACCCGTGTTATCGACCGTCCCAGCCGATATTATAAAATTCTCGTGCGCTAACAATAGAGGCCTGCACAATGGCCTCTGCGAAGTTGTCCACGATGTCATCCTGCATGAGCAGGGCAGCATCGTCGGGCTGATCGAAGAACAATGCTTCGACCAGGATAGCTGGCATGGCTGTCTTGCGAAGAACAAAAAAATTGGCATCCTTATCCGGGTTGCCATCCAGTAAAGGATCTGGCCGGTATCGCAGGCGATCTCCCATCACATCGTTCAGTCGCTCCCAGTAGTTCGCAGCGTAATGGTCAGCCAGGGTTTCGCCCTTCGATGTCCACACTTCAGTTCCTCTCGCTGTATGCGTTGCTGATGCGTTAGCATGAACGGAAACGTACAGCGTTTTACTCTCAAAAGCTCTATGGTAGAAATTGGCAACGTCAACGCGCTGCCGAAGTGGTGTGTCACGGTAACGATGATTCACCGTTACCGTGGGAATGCCTATTGACCTGCATTTGTCCAGGATCCTGCTTACTAAGACCCGATTCCAAACGCCCTCGCAGAAAGTAGTTCCCAGATGAAAACTTCCTTCCTCGTGAATATACTGCTTTGCAGGGGCGGTAGTGTACTTCCCCGTGTTGGGGTCAATACCGCCGTGTCCGGCATCACAGATTAGCAAAAAGTCAAAGTTCATCCCCTCTATTCAGTAGCCTCGGAAACGAATATACAAATAATTCTCTTTTACGATTGCTTGACGTGACTTTTTTCTTCGATCTGCCGCTCCAACCGGTAGCTAGATGCCTACGCCGCGCCGGCAGCCTTGGAAAGATAGGCGCTTAACTTGTGGACTGGTGCGGGGCGCCTGGTCGGGTACGAAGTAGGCCCAGGTATTTGGCTACGGCGGCTTCACCGAGCGCACCGAGTACGTGAATATCCCAAGATCTGGACCGACCTGCGCCGTGCCCAGCGGCTCCGGCCCTGGAATATGTTATCGCAGTTCCTCATGTTAGCGACGATGACAGCCTGCATGTACTCTTCTTTCGTTAGCTTCACCTCCATTCTATTTTCCTTTTTTCTTATTCACCTGCGAATGTGCCCAGGCCATGTACCTGGCTCCGTCGAGCGTGGCCATGTGCTTAACGACTTTCCCCTGATCGGTGAACAACCGGAAGGTAAGCCGGCCTTCTTTCTGAGCGCTAGGTGGAACCACTGAGACGAAGTATTCGTCTTGGCCTATTCTGATCCGCCAGGAAGGACGATCGCCGTTAGCGAGAACGACAGCGTGGTATTCCTGGATGCCAAGCATGAAGGAACACCGCCAACAGGGGATGTGCCCGACCTGCGCGTATAACTGTTTTTCGATCTGTATTCGGTTGCTGTTCATCATGAATGAAAAAACCCTGGCAAAGGCCAGGGTCGTCCCGAAACACCTATGTTGAAATCCAAATCTCCGAAAGATGCTGCCGTTCGCGCACAGGCGTTCTGGCCTGCCGTCGGGCCACTCACACCTGGCAGCCACCCAGGGCAATTCGGCGACTTGGTGTGCCCCGGAAGCCCTGATCCGGAAACAAAAGAACCCATATTCTTAGCCTTGGATCCTGTCATCGCAGGACAAATCTAGTGTATATTCTTTAATATTCAAAATATTCTGCAATGAAATTTTTTTCGTGAAAACGTTAAATAATTTGCATGCTCTGAATATCCGCCTTTTTCCCCGAGGTCCGTTAATCCGGGAGCGGGGGGGGGTAAACATAGGATTAAGGGGGTATAAATGTACGATTAAGGGGGTATAAATGTACGATTAAGGGGGTATAAATGTACGATTAACCATAATAATACAAGAGTAATAATACAAGATAGAATAAGCGGACCTGTTTCAAAACAGGCCCGATCCTGCTGCATAAAGCGAATAGGGGTTGAATTTTTTGTATATTGTGGGCCGTAACCTATTAGTGAAAAAGAAAAACGAGAATGAAGGATTTTGTCGAATCGCTAAAGTGGAAATCCGAACACGCCAAGCGCCAGGCGCTTCTGGCTGTTGGCAATGCTCGGACGCGCGCTATTGAGGCCAGAAAGCAAAGATCTTGGCGGCAGAACATTTCTAACCTGGCCCAGCTGTACCCGGAGGATGCGAACTCCTTCTTGGCTATCCTAGAGAGCGACACCGCTTCGCAAGATTCGGTAGCCCAGGCTGAACGGAAGGTAAAGTTTGTGGACGCTTTTGCTGCTCCGGCTGGGATCCGCCCGAAAAAGCCGTGCGCTGACTGCCCGGACGATATTGCCGACCAGGTAGAACGAGTTACCGCTGGCCTGCAGGCGACCAAAATAGATGCACACCCCTACGAACCCAAAACGGAAGCAGGCCGTACAGCGGCGACAGACAGCCCGGGGCAGGACGATACTCCTTTTTCTCTTCCGGAGGAACTGTACGAAGAGCCGAAGCTCAAAAAGGTACTCGATCTGAATGATTTTGACAGCGTGGACGACCTGAAAAAGTTTCTGGCTTTTGAGGATCGCCCGAAGCGCGAGATCCGCGACGAGGTTAAGGCTTGGCTGGACAGCAACGAGGTGGAATACAGCGGCCGGTCCAGTACCGAGAAGCTGATCAATGCAATGTACAGGAAGCTAACCGAGGCGTAATGCTGGAAATCGTCGCAAGGAACGGCCAGAGCGAAAAGGCAGAATTCTTCCTCCCTGACGAGGTGGCGGAGGTCACTTACTCGGCCTTTCTGGACTTCGTGAAAGCTGAGGAAAAGTACCACAATGCCAACTCGACCGACGAAGGAGATCCTGCCGAAGCCATATCCCGAATATTGGATGCCGTACGGACGTTTGTCGATGGCCCGGTGGAAAGCCTGCCTTTCGAGGGCGAAAGCAAGGATGATCTTTCCTTGGTCTGGCTGTATCGATACTTTGCCGGACTGATCAAGGACTACGTTCCACGTTCTGGGGAGTCGAGCGAAGCCTACGAGGACCGAGTGCTGAAAAGGGGCGGCTTCGATACGGCCTTTTCCTGCCGGTATGCCGGAGAAACGTACTACATCGAACCAGACCGGGTAAAGCGGTACCTAGGAGCGCAAAAGTCGTACACCGTCGGGGAAGTTGTCGAAATATCGGAGGTGGACCGGCTGCTGAGTAGGGAAGCTGAAAAGACAGGCGACCCGGATGGATCCCTGACCTTCGAGCGGGATCTTACAGCGATGGCTGTTCTACTGCGGAAGGAAGGGGAAGCCCTACCGGTGAACACCCCGGAGCGGATTGCTTTCCTTCGGTCTCGGGCCGAGCATTTTCAGAACCTGCCGATGCATATTGTCCTCGGTGTTCGTTTTTTTTTGGCAAGTATGTGCGGCGTTTACGGGCTGAGCCTCGCTACGCTCCCTTCTTTCATGGCAAGCCTAGAGCGGAATTCACCCGCGACCCTTCGCAGGCTCAGGCGGAAAGCAAAGCAAGAGCGCGTCAAGCAAGGGTATCTGAATACATTAATCAAAAAATCGGTAGTCAGTGGATTTATACGGCGCTTGCGGAAAACGGCTGGTTCAATCGTCCTGGCCTTACACCGTGGCAGTCTGCCTTTCAGGCTGATTATGCCGATGCTGCCTACCTGTTTTCTATCAACCTAATCGCGAAAACGCAATGAGCCTGACGATAAAAAACTGGAATGCCATATGCCGCGACATCGTGATTCGGTGGCCCGCTTCTGCTGGTCATGACCGGATTAACACCTTTGCCGTTTTCGACGACCTGGCAGAAGTAAATGCTGACAACCTGGGAAAGACCTACGAGGATTATTTGTACGGCTCGTTTTGGTCCAGGGCCTGGGTACATGCCGGAGCGAAGCGAACGAACCTGCGAAAGCAGTACGGGCTATTTCTGATGGAAAACAAGCAGGGTAAAATACGGGATAAGGACTTATACCTGGATTGCTTCATTAGCATCCTGCTGAAAGATGACGGCGAGCGATCCGAGCAGGAAATAGACGAGCGGCTGACGATGAACGTGGCGCACGTTATGAGTGAACTACACAAGTATGAGCTTCGGCGCATAACGCCTACGGACAGCCCTCCTTACGATGCCTGGCTGACCCTGGCGCAAGTCATGAAGTTGGAGAGCGATCCGAAAATAGATTCGACCAACGACCTGAACGTTCGCCTGAGTGCCCGGATAGGCAAGCGGGAGGCCGAAGTATTCAAGCTCAACCCGGATTTCATCGGGATCGATAACACGAGGGGGATGGCCATGCAGCTGCAGGTCAACATCTGCCCGGTCGAGGAACTGACGTTCAGCGATGAGGTGGACGACCTGAGCCTTCGAGACTTGAAAGCGTAGGGCATGAGCGAGCGCCTGGAGCGAGATATGCGCCAAGCCCTAGACCTGCTGGTAAAGGCCAGCGTCCGGGAAATCAGAGAGCAGGGGCACGTTGCCAGCGGCCGGGGAGTGCGAAGCCTGGAGACGAGAGTGCGACGACATGGCGGCCTGGTCATTGGCGAGGTGCTGGTGAACGACTACATGATGTTTGTCGATAGTGGAACCCGGCCGCACTTCCCGCCGGTACGAGCCATCCTGAAATGGGTGAAAACGATCCGGCCGGGCTTATCTGAGGCGAGTGCGAAATCTATGGCCTGGGCAGTAGCGACGAATATGGCGAAGGAAGGAACACCCAGCAGGGGATCCTTCCAGTACAGTAAGAACGGCCGCCGCCGGGAGTGGACCCGGTTTGCGGCTGAGGCCAGCGCCAGGGGCATAGATGCTATCTTGGAAGACAGCGACTGGTTGCAGTTTGTGATCGACGAAGTGATCCGGAAAGCACTGCGGGCATAGGGCTGACCGACCGAGCGGAGAGTGTGCAAAGAGGATGACGGATGAAGGTTATTGCCTATCGCATACGAATAGATGGTCAGGAACGAGTAGTTCGGACGGCTAAGGAATTGCGCGAAGCGATCCGGGATACGAATCGTGCCCTGCAGGATACTGACATCGGAACGCTCCAGTATAAGAAACTGGAGCGCGAATTGGCTCGACTGCGCAATGTGCAGAAAGGGCTTCGAGACGACACTCGGAAGGTGCAGCGCTCCCTGAAAGAATCTGCCGAGGCCGGCACCGGATCTTACAGAGAACTGCAACTTACGCTTACGCGCCTAAAGAACGAGTACAAAGACTTGGGCCGGGCGGCGCGGGAAAGCACTAGGGGGCAGCAGCTGCGCGGGCAAATCGCCGGCCTTTCTTCTGAGCTAAAGACCCTAGACCGTGGCTTGGGAGACAACTTCCGCAACGTCGGTAATTACCAATCGGCCCTATCTGGTGTATTCCGGAATATCCGGAGCGGGCTTGCTGCTGCGGGTATTGTGGCAAGCGTTGATCAAATCGTTCAGGCTGTCGGCCGTGCCGTTCAGACCTTTGTGGAATTTAACGAGGAGGTGGCCCGGACACAGGCTATTTCCGGAGCCAGTAGCGAAGAGATAGACGCCCTGGAAGCCGATGCGCGCCGCCTGGGGGAAACGACAGAATTTACTGCTAGCCAAGTTGCTGAGCTTCAAACTCAGTTCGCCCGCGGCGGCTTTCGCCCCGATGAGATCATTGCCGTAACGGAGGCGGCCCTGGATCTTTCTACCGCTACTGGTGAGGATCTTTCGAGGGCTGCCCAAATCGTTAGTGCGAATGTTCGTGCCTTTGGGCTGGAATCTCAGGAGGCGGCACGGTTCGCTGACGTGCTTACGGATTCATTGAACTCGTCGAATCAGGAACTAGAGGACTACGCCGAGGCAGTGAAATTTGTCGCTCCGGTAGCCAAGTTGCTTGGCGTTTCGGTGGAGGAAACGAGTGCGGCTATTGGGATTCTGGCCGACAATGGCCTGAAAGGATCTATCGCTACCCGGACCCTTGGGACCAGCTTGCAAAACCTATCTGACGACACCAAGAAGTACCAGAAGCGCGCCCAAGAGCTTGGCGTGGAAGTTTTCGATCAGCAGGGCGACTTTGTGGGTCTGGCACAGCTTCTTTCTAACCTGGAGGCCGCCTTCGAGGGCTTCAATGACCAGCAACGCCTGGCTGCCCTGTCGCAAATATTCGGTGCGGAAGCCACCCGTACCTGGGCCACCCTGCTGGATGCTCAGAAAACTGTGTTGATTGACAACAATGAAATTACGGCCCAGGGGGGCGAAGCCTTGGCGAATTTCACGCGACAACTTGAAAATGCCGGGGGTGCGGCAAAAGAAACGGCAGAGATTATTCGAGACACCCTGGCTGGCGACATTAAAGAGTTTCGGTCGGCCCTGGAGGGGTTGCAGATATTCATCGTTTCGCAATTCGAGGGGCCGCTGCGGTCTGCTGTCCAGGGGGCTACATCGATCATTCGCCGCCTGGGAAGTGCCTTTGAGGTGCTGCGCCAGATTTTTGAGCCACTGATCGATGCCTTTGGGCGGCTGGGGCAAGCGGTATTCGAGAGCCAGGGCGGTGCGGATGCTTTTCGCCTTACTGCTGAAGCTCTTGGGCGGAGTATCGTATTCGTAGTGAATGTAGTCACACGGATCGTTAACGAGCTTGGTGCGTTGATTGACAGCTTTAACCAAGCGCGTACTTCTGGGAATGCCTTTGCGGTGTTGTTCGACACGATCGTCATTAAGCCTATACAGCTTTTCATTGCTTCGCTTATTGAGGTTCCTGCCCTGTTGAACGGCCTGCTTCGCGCTATTGAGAATTTCGGTGATTCGATAGTGAAACTTCGGTTTGACCGGATTGACCCGGCCGCACAGTTCCGCCGTGGTGTTCTGGAAATCAGGAATTTCGATACGGTTGTCAAAGATTCTGCCGAGCAGGCCGTAGGCGTATGGAAGGAAGCCGGGAAACAAATCGATGCGTTGGATCCCCTCAGCCCCGGCAACCTGACCTTTTTCAGCCAAGATGCTAAGAACCAAGCTAAGGAGGAGGCGAAAGAACTTGGCGACAACCTTGGCAATGAACTCGCTGATGACCTGCGCGCCGACTTGGAAAGCGAACTTGCTTTCCTTAGAAAGCAGATTCAGGATCTAAAGCAGGCTGTTGAGGAAACTCCAGAAGGCCGGGGGCTGGAAACGCTTATCTCCGACCTGGTGGAAAAGGAACGAGAGCTGGAAGCCTTGGAAGCCAGGGTGCGGACGATCCGCCGGGCCGTGGAAGGCGAAACCACCGTGGAGGGGCTGAAAGCCGAAATATCGGATATTCAGGCCCTGATTAACTCCAGCCCTGCCGATGACAACCTGATCGACCTTGTTCAGCTGCTGGTGGAAAAGGAGGGAGAACTCGAACAAGTAGAGGGCATGATTCAAGCGATCCGCCGGGCGCTGGAAGGGGGCGAATTCAACGTTACCGAACCCCTGGCCGGTCCTGAACTGCCTACCACTGTGAATTCTCAGGACGACAATGCCGACCTGCGCGCCGACTTGGAAAGCGAACTTGCTTTCATTGAGCAGCGTCGCCTTCAAGCCCTGGATCGACTGAATGGCCTGCGGCTAGAAAACGAGGAAGAGTACGCTAACCGACGCGAGCAGATCAACCGGGAGGCTGTTATCCGGGCAACGAAAGCCGAACTAGCTGCTGCTGAGCAGGGCAGCCTGCAATACCTGGCGCTCAAAGATCGCTTATATCAGCAGGAGCTGGAACTGAATCGCAATAAGAATCAACTGCTTACCGAGCAAGAGAAGCAGTTTCTTACCCAGGCGCTTGCCCAGGCCAATCAGCTGGCTGGGATTATTTCAGATTCTATCCTGGGGGCCGAGCGGCAGCGTATCGAGCAGGAAAAGGATGCCAGGCTTTCAGCGGTCGAAGAAGAGTTCGACCGGCGGCTGGAGCTTGCCGAGGAAGGAAGCTTGGAAGAACAGCGGTTGCAGAAGGAGCTTGCCGAGGCCCGCCTTCAGATTGAACGTCAAGCGGCAAATGAGCAGCGTGAGATAGCGCTAAAACAAAACACGATCAATACAGCCTTGGCGGTTACGAATGCGTTGGCTACGGTCCGGCCGTTCCTCCCTGCTGGACTAATTGCTGCGGGTATTGCTTTGGCTCGCGGTTTGGCTGAAGGCCAGCGCATACGATCCCAAAGCTTTGCCGGGGGTGGATTTACGGGATGGGGAAAAAAGGGGGCGGACCGAACCGGAGAGCGCCCTGTCGATGCTACCGTTCACGAGAAGGAGTACGTCGTTCCAAGGAAGGTTGCTATGAGCAAGCGCGGGCGTAGCCTTATTGCTCAGCTGGAAGCTATGCGCCGGTCAATGGGATTCACTACTAACCCGTGGCCTTTCAAGTCCTTCGCCGAAGGCGGCGTTGTTGGGGCTGCCATTGTTCCGAGTGAGCTACAAGGCGGCACGACGGTAGTGAATGCCAGGGTAGAACTTTCGGATGAAGACATCGATCGTATTGGATTAGCTGTTGCCGAGGGATCTGCAATAGGAAGCAAGCAGGGAACTGAGGCAGGGGCCAAAGAGGCTGCAAAAGAAGAAACCCGCCGGAAAGCCTTGCGGGAAAAAACCTTAATATAATGGCTGTATTAGTTACAAAATCGCCAGGCAATTATTCGACCCTGAAGCCTTCCGTGGTATGGTCGTTTCAGATGGATACGGAAGGGATATACCCTATTGAATATCGAATGTTCTATCAGCTGTTTCTATCCGGTGTGGGTGCTATTACGGAGCGCCGGGTAGTAAACTATTCGGCTAATCCGTTGCGGGTAGATTTTTCGGAAGTCATGGCTGGTCAGGTTCATACTCCTTTGCTTTCTCCGCTGAGCGATCGAGCGATCACGGATGTTAACGATGAACAAACTGCCGATTTTTTCGTGAGCTATGGCGAGTTGGTCCTTAATCGAGAAACCGGTGTGCAAGTAGAGCAGGGCGCAGCGAATACTGGTCAGTGTACAGTTATGAACGGCGTTGTTCCGTATGACGAATTAGACCTGATAAGCAATACCGAAAACGATGTGTTTCTTACGCGCCGCGAAAAGTATTTCAAGACCTGCAAGTCGCAGTACGATTGGATCTATGTGCGCGTTGGCCGCGAGCCTATCTGGCTAAAGACTAGCTTCAATACTGGCTTAATTCCTTTCATCATTACGCCGCTTCCGGTAGAATTGGCGGCTTATACGATCTGGGCTATACCTGTTGGTGGGGCTAATCTTGCAGACGCTTGGAGTGCAGATGCTACATACGCGGAGGTCGTAGGTGCTACCGAAACGGTCAGGTTTGAGTTTTATCGTGCCGATCCAGATGCAGACCCTGACCAGACACCATTTGAAGTCTATACTGCTGAGATGAACTCGTGCTGCGAGGACGGTAATCAGACTGAGTTGTACTTCCTGGAAGGCCCAGGCGGCTATGCATCTTTTCGATTCGATGAGGTTGACTATGGCGCAAACAGGCAGTATAGCAGGGTCGAATCGGCCTGGGATGTTCGCGGAAACCTAGAATACCGGCTGAAGTTTGGCGGGGCTTCTGTGGCTAGCACTACGACTTTTCAGACCCTTCGGCTGTCTACTCGCTTGCCAGCAGTGTCGGAGCAGCAGGAAAAGTTTTTGCGGCAAATCTATTCCAGCGAGTATGTGTACCTGAAACATCGGGGGCCGGATGGTGTGTTCTATCCGCTTAGAGTACTGGTAGATGGTGGCCAGTTTACGACCCGTCGCCTCGAAGAGTTCACCGAGCTAGTTGTCAATATCCGAGCAAACAAAGACCTTCTGAGCCTATGACAAAAGACAGGATATATCTGGAAGAAGCACCTGCTGGCACGCCTGCTGAATTTCTCGAAGATGGTGTTTTTGCCCTTGACTTGCAGGACAACTTTTCCTTTCTGGAGACAAGGCAGGTCGAAGAACTGAATGACATCAATCAGATCAAGGGTTCTGGTGTGCTTGGGTTTTCTATGCCCTACACTACACGAAATAGATTTGCATTTCAGCGCTTCTTTTCGCCTAATATCGAGGACAATGCGTACGAGCCGATACGAGTGCGGGCAGTATCTGGAACTGGCAAGGTGCTTCCACAAGAGTTGCTTTTCGTCCGAGGCCTGGACGACTCTAGCAAGGAAATCGAAGTAGAGCTTATTGATGAAAATGTATTCTGGGTGAAAGCGGCCGAGGAGCTCAAGCTAAGTGAAATACCGATGCCTACCAGACCTTTCACGCTCGCTGAAATATCGAACCGGTGGGGGGACCACCAATACCGCCCGGACGACGACGAAGATGCCCAGGTTGTCAACTACCCGTTATGCCATTACGGGGGCTGGCTGGCTGACAAGTTAGAAGGCATTAACTCGGTCCTGGTTGAGGATTTTAAGCCGTGGCATTCGATTCCGTGGCTACTCGTCCGGGGGTTTCGTCATTTGGGCTGGACCTTTGAAAGCGAATTACTCGAAACGGATTGGTTCTGTCAGCTGTACGCTTATCTGTTAAATAAGGATCTGATTTATCCAGGAAAAGGTCAGGAGTGGCGCGTGTATGCACTGTGGGGGGTGGATGAGAATGTTCAGCTTATTCCTTCTGCGCCGAACTGGCTAATCGGTGGCATAAGCAATTACTTGGCCCTGCCCTTTCGAGGGTTGGTAACAGACCCCAAAGGGCAGCACCAGTTAAGAGACCTGGTTTCAGGGGGTGTAGTAGCTGGTCAAATCAGTGATTTTGCGAACTTGACGAATGGAACATCTGATTTTTTGATCGAGTTCGTACTTGTAATTGAAAACAATACGGGAGGGGAGATTAAGCTAGATGTAGGAGCGTGGGTTTCTGGTACAGAGCTTGACGTAGCTCCGGATTTGATTTTTCCGAACGGGGAAACAACTCAGCATTATATTGAATTGAAAGTCAACATGGATTTTGGGCAAGTCTGCAATATCATTCTTCAGGGCGCTAGCATCGACGGTGTGCCTGCGAACCAGCCCTACGAATTTACAATTAAGGGCGGCACTCAGGTTACGTTTCGACCGAACGATCCGAGCCGGTTATACCGTGACGAACAAGTTGACACCGGTGCGATCGTCAATCCCAACTTAACTTTCTTAGACTTTTTCAAGGGCATTGTACACCTTATTGCCGGCAAGGTTGAAACCGATTTTTCGGAATATACTGTGCGATTGTTTCCCCCGGACCGGACGAAGGTTTCCGGTCAGGTATTAGAGGGCTTCATGCTGCCCTACTCTGAGGCAATAGATGTGACGAATGCGATACAACTTGAAAGCCGCAGGGTGAGCTTTGAGGCCGGAGATGCGAGGTATATCGAGTTGAAGTTTTCAAATTCATCGGATGCTTATATTCGGGATGTTCTGCAGCGAGAAAATGATGATCTATTGTATTCTCGTACTATCGACTTGGGGCCAACGCTGCCGGACCGCAAGAAAAGACTGGAGAACCCGTTTTTTGAACCGACGGCGAACACGAGCCTAAATAGGGTAATGATGCCTGCGCTGTGGGATAACAGTGATGGGAGTATAAGCCGGAGCATAAGCCCTCGAATTATACAGTTTCTAGGCATGAGACAGCAGGATGGCGGCGATGGTCAAGCTGCTGTATTGGTTTTTGAAAACTCTTCGATACGAAACATACCCTACGCTTTTCAGTTTTTTGAGCGCAAAGCTAGAATTGAATCCCCAATAGGATCTGGTAGTCCCTTTTTTCTACCGGTTGGCGGAGTGCTGTATGGGGTGCAAGTTCAAGACTTATACGAAATGTTCTGGCGCTTTCAGGAGTACGAATCGGCATACTCGCCTGTCTATTCCTTCGATTGCTACATGGACCCCGCGCTGTATGAGCAGCTATCGTTCCGGCGGCGATTATTCATCACTTACGGAGGGGAATCATTCTCGGCAAAGCTAATTGCTATTCGAGACTGGCAGACCGGAATTAACGATATTTTCACGATCGATGTAAAGCCTGAAGTCCAGCTGTATGCTCGATACCTGAATCAGATCAAAGACCCTATCCCAGAGGGGTACACGCCGCAGCAGCCTGATCCTGAAGCCGGGCCTTCGGACCCTCAAATTGAATAATATGTGGAGATTTGACCACCTGAACGAAGAGCAGCGCGAAGAGACGCGCCGCCTGTATAGTGAAAAGAACTGGCCGGTTTTGCAGGAGAGATTCCGGGAATGGGGGGTTATGCCATCGACCCTGTGCGATGCTTGCAAGGCCTGGAAGCTATGCAAAACATGGGCCCGATGGGCTATCGAGGTGCAATGGAAAGGAAGACAACAATGACAGTAACAAAAGTGCATCCCAAGCGGAAGAAAATGATTGTCGAGTGCGCTAAGTATTTCGGCCTGGAATCAGTGGGAGAATACGATCAGCTGAGTTCTGGTACAAAGGATCTTTTTTCTCATTTTGGCTACAAAACTATTGTTAGACCCCTGGTGGAACGCGATCGCGGGCGGGGGCTTTCCTGGAGTCAACTGTCAATCAAGTACGGAATAACCGTGGACGAGGCCAGGTGGATGATTTGCTGCAGGCCTACCTATGAACTTGAACAAGAATAGTAATTTGCATAATTTTAGAGCGCATAACTATTCGTGGGATTCAATTAGGCTCGTTCTGTTATTCAGGGCGGGCCTTTTTGAATATTTTTTGTATTTTTGCGAGTAAATAGAATAAAATAAATGAAGAAAAACCAAGAAAGGGGGCTGCTGCTCACAGTATCCGATAAAGAGGCGAGAGAAGCGTTTGAGTGGCTGCGTGAATATCATTGGATTGTTGTGAACGCTGCAATCTGCCGAATTATCACGGAGGTAGTGCATACCGGAACGATTGAAGTGAGCCTTAACCCAAGCAAGGAAGCTTGGCAGGCGTTCGTAGATGGCCTTCCGCAAGGCGATAAGCAGGTTCACCCGTCGGCCATTACGCAGGCGCTGAAGAGAAACGGACATACTTCTTTCAAGTATGCCAAGGGAGTAGCCCTGGCGAGACGAATCATTGTATATGGGGATCCTTTTACGATCCCTAAGCAGGCATAATAGTCACAAGGTGTTTTAGGACTGTTTTAAATCCTGGGCAGCAAATCTGCTTGGGATTTTTTTTTGCTGCTGTTATTCAGGATATTCATTTTTTAGGGTTGAAAACTTGTATTTTTGGAATGAAATGAATATTTTTACATCGCAATCAACAACAACGCCATGCACGAAAAAATCTGGATCAGCACTTACGAAGCGATCGAATTTCTCTTGTACACCTGCTCGCAGATTGGCGTGGAGCTTAAAGAAGGGGGGAGCCCTGATGTTTCCCTTGCCGCTATGTGGAGATATATAACGCAAAAAGCTCCGCGAGCAAAGAAAATTCAACTGGAGCGAATCGTAGTGTGGGGAATACACTGCGGTTTAAACAGCGGGAAAGAAGTAACGGAAGGCACGTTAAGGATACGAGTGCCTTGGTTCGTGGATCACCTGAGAACAGATGCTACGGATCGCGAAAAACACTTTCATCAGGTGAAGAAGGATTTTTTGAAATCTAAACACAGTGAAATGGATGATCTCTTAACACAAATTCTTGGATATGAACCGAAATAGAGCAAACGCGGCAATCATATTTATGAAAGCCGCTACTGAACTGGTTCGCGCCGGAATGATCCGGCGGGAGGACCGCACCAGCGCCCAAGACGCTGCATTCAACTCTTGGGTGCGAAGGAACGGGTTTGACCCGAAAACACCCGCGAGAGTGCCGACCCTGGAGGAGGCCCGGCGCTGTTTTTCTTAACTCATTCCGGGGGCAAAGCCCCCGGTAAAACCCTTTGTCATGATTATTATCACTGAAGATGTAATAATTCAATTCAAACCATGAAATTAAAAACAACCACAACTATTAAGTTAGTCGATCAGGCAGGATTCTATGTTTTCTGCTTATACAAGCATCATCTGCGCCGCAACGGGTCTAAGGATAGATACTTCGCCGGTGCGGCTGATGCTGAAAAAGGAATCCTGTATCAATTTCACATGCAGGACTCGGAGCAGCTGTTCTCTGAGTTAGAGAGGCTTGCCGAAAAACTCGTAAAGGAACAGCCCGACGGGCTTACGATGCCTGTTGCAAAACAGTATGCCGCGAATCTGCTTTCTAAGTACCTAGACGACGAAAAATAACCTGTTTTCTTTCAACTTGATGCCCTAGGGCAGCCTTTCAACGATGACAAATGAAAGCCACAGTACAAAGCCAAGTGGGCGAGTAAAAATCAATCCTTCATCGGATCCCGTCAGGAGAATTGTTGGATACTTAATCTTTGGAAGCGGGAGTTTGAGGAAGTCCGCCCGGCCGTAAATCCTGATCAAGCCGCCCGGATCCTGACCAGGGCCAAAAAGTTCTTTTACGACCGTACTATCGAGCCGCTATGTGTCGGCTACGACGACAAAAGGGGCCAGAAAAAAAACTTGACATTTTCTGAAAAATAATTGTGCAAAACTTGACAATGTGTAAAGATTGGCTTATATTTGTATCATCAGTTAATCAAAAAAAAACACAATGAAAAATTGGAATGAATTTCTAGCGGCTTGTAAGATTGCGTGGCAAACAGAAGGGCGCCAAGAACCGGAAATAGGTAGATATTTGCGGAGGTGCGAAAAAACCACATCGATTGGGGTTAATCCAGGTAGCCGCTAGTGCGTACAAATTGTACAAACAAGAAAACGCATGCACAAAGAACAGCTAAAAAAGGAAATCGAAGCCCGCTTCCAATCGAGGCGGGCTTTTGTTTTTTCGTTCAACGAGAAAGCAGGATTTGCGGCACTGGACGAAACAACCCTGAGCCGCCAAGTTTCGGGGCGTGTCGGATTGTCAGCCGCTTGGCAGTGTGCTTATCTGTTTTTCTTTTCATCTTATAGCACCTAACGGCTCTGTATGTGAGTGGCTTATTCTGGACCTTCCGGAGAAGCCTACGCGCCACAAAACGGGCTACGGCAGCTACTGGCATCGGGCAATCCGTTTTGATCCAGAGGAACTGGATTTCAAAATCCCGGAGTGCCTGGATCCTGCCCGCGACCAAGAACGCTTTGCTTGGAAGCAATGGCGAGACGGCAGCAGGCTGAGAGGCTGGATGAAGCTAAATTACGTAAACCAGATTAAGCCCGATTGCTGGCTGGCCTGGGGGGTATGGGATGAGCGCATGAGCGTTCTAAACTTAACTTAAAAGTTAATACCCCCCCCCTTCTCGCCTTGATCTAAAAAGCCCCGGTGCATTTGCGACGGGGCTTTTTTCTTTGGTGCTGAACGCCAGCACTTGCGTCAAATTCCTTTTTCTGCCAGCATATATTCAGTTTATTCGCATTGACGAATAAAACGAATTATTCTGCATGGCATCGAGTACTCTTCAAATTAAGCCTATCCGTAACGTAGGCTGGGGCTACAATGACGAGGATCTCCTGGAGCAGCTAAATGGCTTCCGGGGACGCCGCATTGTCGTTCCTATCAATTCCTTTGGAGGCTCAGTGATGGAGGGTACGGCCATTTACAATATTCTACTGGGAAGAACTGAGGACGTGGAAGCCCGAATTATTGGCTATGCCATGAGCATGGGCAGCGCGATTTCCCAGGCGGCCGACACAGTGCGGATGCCGGAGAATGGATACTTCATGATCCATAACCCGTGGACGGTTGCCATCGGCGACAGCCGGGATATGGACCAGGCCGGGCAGTTGCTGGAAATGATGGCCGGCGACCTGGCTAAGATGTACGTCCGCAAGACGAACCTCCCCTTGGATGACGTGCGGGATATGATGAACGAGGAAACCTGGCTGAATGGCGAACGGGCTTTAGCACTAGGATTTATCGACGAACTGACCGAAGGCGTGAAGCTGGAAGCCAGTTTTACGAAGGACCAGTATGACAAGCTCAAGAACATTCCCGACGCGCTGGTTCGGCCTTCAAAAATCTATGTAATGAGCTTGAAAGATAGCCTTATCGAGGCGATCAACGGCGTGTTCAACAGCGCTCGTGATAAAACTGAAACGGCCGATGACAATACCGAAGTGGTGGAAACGCAGGAAGGCGATACTGGACTGGAAACTGACCAGCCGCTCGAGGATGAAGTGCAGGAAACCATCGAGGAAACGGAAGCGGACGAATCGGAAAACGCCTGGGAAGAAGGCGAGCAAATAGAGGAAGAAGCGGAAGCAAGCCAGGGAAACGAAAGCGATCTGGTTGCTGGTGTTCGCAGTGCCGTTGCGGAAGGCCTGGTTGACCTGCAAAAGCACATTGATCAGCGCCTTACTGCTCAGATGCTGAAAATGAACGACTTGGAGGACACATGCGCTGCCCTGCAGAATCGTGTCGATACCCTGGCTGAAAAAAATGCCGGATCCAAAGGACTGAAAGGAGACGGCACTACCGGGAAGACCCCGCGAATGAGCGAGACGGAAGCTGCATTCGCTAAAAAGTACCATGCCACCCGGCCCGGTAACGAAACGAAAGTGAAAGCGAAAGGCTGAATACAGCCGAATGAGGATGAATGACAGGGCCACCCAAGCCCGCCAAAAAACCAAATGAAACAATGATTCTTACAATAGCTCCGAATTTTGATCCGGCCCGCAGCCGGTTCTATTTCACCTCCCAAGAGTTGAACGAACTGCAGCGTGCTGAGTATGCGGACACATTCGGGTTCTGGCAGTCGAATTACAATCTGTATTCGTACATGCGAATGAACCAGTTTCGCAAGTACATTCTTCACGTTCCGAAGGCTCACCCTTTTGCGTGGCAGCCGTACAAGTCCTGTTCTGTATCTGAGACGGGAAGTTTGACGATGGGCCAGCGTGAACTGGAACCTGAGCGTATCGCCATGCACGAGAAGTTCTGCCACGATGAGCTTTTCGATTCGGCTTACGAGCAGATGATCCAGTATAGCGAGGGCGGCAACGTCGAACTCAACGGCGAGGGCGTTACCATGTTCAACGCCTTGGTGGACGAGATCCTGGCTAACGCAGCCCTGGGCTTCCGTCTTACCGGCGCGGTAGGCGGCCTGTACGACCTTTCTTCTGTGGCCTTTGATGCCGACACCCCGGCGACGCTGCGCGACCTGTTTACGAGGACGCATGACAGTTTCCAGGGCTGGGTGAAACTGGCCTTTGATTTGGCAAGCACAGGCGAAGCCCCCTGGCTGAATACGCCGACCTTCGACGATACGCAGTTTGATTCGACGAACACCTACACCGGTAACGTGGTGGATTTGTTCGAGGATCTGAAAGCGAACGCGCCCCGCCCGCTTCGCCAGCTGATCAATCGCGGCGGGATGCTGAGCCGGAACGGCCAGAACTTCATGCCGTTAATCGTCGTATCGGATGCGTTCTATAACGCTGTTGTCCGGTACTACAACGATGAAAGCGAGAAGGTTGCTACGAACCGGATGCGGATCGTGAAGCAGGTCGTTGACAACCCGAATCCGGGAACGCCGCGCTTTGTGTACTGGCTGGATGACCAGTTGCCGATCATTCCGCTCAGCGACCTGAATGGCTTTGATCTGTACTTGGCTGGCGACACCCACTTTGCCGGAATCGTTGCTAGCGGAAACATCCAAATCGGTGCGAGTTTCGCACAACTTCCGCAGGACATTGAGAACCGCGATATCGGTGTACTGATTGCCCGTAACGATGACCCGACCCGGAGTGACTATGGCAAGTATTCGGTTCGCTCCTTCGGCCTGGCCAAGACGGCTATTGCTGACGTGGACTACATGGTAAGCTCGATCCGCTACACGGAACCCGCGTAACATATTTAAAACTACGAGGCAGCCGGGTGCTAGCCCGGCTGCCCTACACATAAAAACCAAATAAGCTATGCCTACTTTTTCCTGTCAGATGACCAATATCGTAAACAGCGAGCTTTGTACCGATCAAGCTGGCCTGGTCACTGTATTCGTTACCGACGCAAGCAATATCGACTGGGAAGCGATGGCGCTGGCTACGAACTACACTGATGCGATCTATACGATCGATCAGTGGGTTATGGAGGCTGGTGGACTGTGGGGCGAACTCACCTTCAATGCTGAGCAGGGCCGACTGGATGCGCTGTACACAGTTGAGAATGGGTACTACGAAATCAACCTGCAGAACCTGATTTTCGCAGGCCGTCAGGCTGCCAAGTCGATTGCCCTGGATAACCTGATTGCCTGCTGCGGCCTGGTTGCTCAGATTCACTCGAACGATGGCAAGGCTAGAATGGTCGGCCGAGAATTTGTATCCGGAGCTTGGGTGCCGAGCCTCCGTCAAATCCGTGTTTCGCGTAACCTGGACACCACCGGAGCCTTCGGCGACGAAGAAGACAAAGGGCGCAACGAAGTCGATATGGCTGGTCGTCACCGCTACGCCCCGGCGTACTCTGATGTGACGATTGCTGAAATGCGCACAATGCTCGTAACCTGATGAGCAAGCGGAAGCGCATATACCGACCGAACCAGAAAGCGCTGGATAAACCCCGGTATCTGATCCTGAACGGAAAGCTGGTAGGCATTGGAGGCGAGATAACTCTTCCTGCCGTGCCGCCTGCTGTTCCGAAAATGATCCCGGAGGCAACCCAGCAGGAATACAACGAACTGGGTGAAAAAGGAACAGTAGCCCACCTGCTTACTGAGCAGGGCGAAACTGAAAACGAGGACGACAAACCTAAGCGGGATGCTGAGACTGAAAAACCCTTTACCGGCATTTTTAACCGACGAAGCAAGCCTTCTTAATTTCTACCGGGAACACAATCTAGTTCCCTATGCCGGCACAACAACTGGTTCCGCTCATTCTTTCCTGCGACTGCTCTTTGACCTGTTTGATCTTTCACCTTCGCATGGATCTTGCATAAGCGACAAAGCCAAATGGGCCTTCGATGGCGATATTGATTTTGTCGAATCCTGGGTTGCCGGATTGAAGCGGCCGGAGGAACAGGCGGAAATACCGGACGACACAAAGATCATGGTCGCCGAATCGCTGGCTAAATCGGGGTTAAGTCTTCCGCAACTTGGCGCGCTGACGGCTGACCTACACCGGAATTACGAGGTATGCGGTGATGCGTACCTGCGATACCGGGAAATTGAAATAGCCGGCGCAAAGAAGGTAAGCCTGGAGTCTCTACACCCGATGAAGGCGATGTACCTGAAAACGATGCGCGATGAACCCCGCACCCTGGTTATCAGCCCCGACTTTTTTCTGGGATCCTGGAAGACTGGAAACGAGGTAGAGCTTGTTCGCGTATTCCCAAATTACAGCGAGGGCGATGAATACCGGGAGACTGTGTTTCACGTTCGCAATAAGCGAGACTATGGCGACTGGTACGGGAAGCCACCGACCTTGCAAGTGCTTAACTGGATGTTTTCCGAATGGCAAACGGCTAATCTGAATGCCAAAATTTCGGGTTCGGAAGTGGGTGCGAAAGCGATAATTACGATGGAAGCTGAGGATCCCAGCATCCGCCTGAATGATGAGCAGGACGACCTTCGAAAAGTGGCTGCCGATCTGCGAATGCTGACTACGAACCGAGGACAGAACCACGAAATGGAAAGCATGGTCGTTCTGGAGTACCCGCACGGAGGCAAGCAGCCGGAACTGCTGGACCTGGAAATCAACCGAGACTATCGGTATTTCGAGACGACGGTACGGGTAGCATCGGATTATATATTCAATGCTCACGGCTGGAGCAAAATACTAAGCGGGTTTTCCAATCCGTCCGGGGGCATCGGATCTAACATTCTGATCGACGAGTTCAAAGTAAAAAACACCGGCGTTATCAAGCCCCTTCAAGAAAAGTTTGCGGCCTTCTGGAAGCCTGTGCTAAACGAGATAGCAGAGTTCATAGACCTGCCGGAATTGGCCGGCATGGGCATACGGTTTGAGGACCGGATAAGTTCAATGATTGAAAGTTTCAATAATGCAGAAAACGCTGATCCAGGAGAAGGAAGTGATCCTGCACTCCCGGCTGAACCGGGAAATAGCACCTTTCAATATCAACGATATACCACAAGTTGAATTGCAGGAGCGCCGGATGGTGCTGGGAAAGGATTTTTACGACGCGCTGCGCGCTGACGTGATTGACTATTCTGCAGTGCCCTATTGGCTGGAGGGCCAGGCATACGATACTGGTGACGTGGTGAATTACGAGGACCAGGTATTCGCCAGTAAGATTGACAGCAATACGAGCGAACCTACCGTAACGTCGGACTGGGAGCTTGCGTCAAAATTCACGACGGCGGCGAATCAAGAGCTATGGGATACTGTGCTATGCAGATACTTGGCGGTTGCGGTGCTAAAAAACTCAATTCCCGGGATCGCTACGCCGGCGAGTGCAAACGGAGTGGTAAAAGTGGATGGATCCACCTTTGAGCCTGCCCCGGAAACGAGCGTGAAGCGATTGCAGGAATGGCTGGAAGGGCAGTATCGGATTGCCAGAAAGAACCTGGACGACTTCCTTCAGGAAAATAGCGACGAAGTGGCTTATGCTGGATACCAAGGGTTCCAGGACGATAACGTCTGCGATGATGTGTTTTCCAGCGATGGCCAGGAAAAAAAGAGTTCTGGGCGCGCCGGCAACAGCACAAACCGGATTCGGGTAGCATGAGGAAAGAAATATTTGCCAGCCTGGTGAAAGCCGCCGGAACGGTAGTGAGTGATGAACACGGAGAAGCGAGGATCGAACGGTGCAAAACCCTGAACGGTGGTCGCCCATGTCAGTACGCTGGAATAGTGGAGCCGCTGCCGGCAATGAAAATGGAAGGTTGTACGCTTTGCGGATGCCCGTTTGCGACCAAGCCAAAGATGAAAACAATAGCCGGGAAAACGATAACCTGCCCGCACCCGGCTGGAAACCAATGGGCAGAGATAGATGAAAAATTCTTAAACAATAAAAGAACGGAACAATGAGTGAAATAACCGTTTTCGGCCCTGGATTGTACCGGGCCAACCCGGATGCTGAGGACTATAACCTGGCCCGCATCCGAAGTAAAGACACTACTACCGTGATCGGTCAGGATTCTGGCGAATCCGGATCCAGCACTGGCAACCTGGTGGCTATTGAACATGACGGTGTGAAGTACGACACTGCAGCTACCGTTGCGACCGATACCGACGCTGTGGTTGCTGAGGTGTACCGAGTGCTTACTGATGTTGTCGCTAACCCGGAGATCAACCCAATTATCGAGGCAAGCTACGGCGGCGGTAAGCTGACGATTACCCACGTTGGCCAGGGTACGCTGGGCGGGTTCTACCTCTCTGACATCGGATCTGGTGCTACCAAGCAAGCTACCACCCGCCTGACGGCCAAGAAAGCTGTGTTTACCTATGCCGGAACGGTGGAAGGTGCTGCCAGCATGACCTACGACGGATCGACTAATGCGCTGGACAATACGCCTTATGCGTACACAGATGGCGGTGCTACGGATGCCGCTACGGCTTCTGACTTGGAAACCGACTTCGCTGCTGAGCTTACGGCCCTGAGCGTACCTGGCGCCGGAGACGTTACCGTGACTATCGACAACGATGCTGAGGTGTACCGAGTGACGTTCACGGCTGACAGTCTGTTGAGCCTGGTAAGCGTAAGCGGCATTGTGTTCAAGCCGACGGGGTGGACGGTTGCCTATACGAGTTAAGGTCAGATTTTCCCATATAGGAAGGGGGTGCTATCGAGCAATGCCTCCTTCCGCCTTTTTTTGCCTGAAAAACCAAGCGAATGCACTTGCAAAGGAGCATTATTATTGTGGCGCTTTGTCTTATTGCCCCCGTCTCGGCCTTGCTAGGGCAGGGGGTTTTTTCGTTTGAATGTATCGAAGGCGACACCCTGCTGAATGATCCGTACTGCGACTTTTGCACGCCCGGCGTGCCGTATGAAATGTGGGGGCTGAAAGTTACTAGCCCTAGTGGTCGGGTAGCATACATTCTGCATCCGTATTCGGTTGAAGGATTCGGAACGTTGTATGTGACTATCCGATACGATGTTAATTCGACGCTATTCTATAACTGGCAGACGCAGACGAGCTTTTCAAGCCAGCAGGAAATGATTGATTCAATATCTGGATGCCCAGTGCGTCCTCCCGATGCGGGCGGGGCGCGTATTGACACCTTTCAACTACGTCAGGATAGCCTGTTCATTTCGCTAGAGGACGATAACGAGCCAGCATGGCATGTGGTGTTCAGCGACTTTCGGGATTCGAGCGTGTATTCCGGCGCGATCCTATACCGGGAATACTGGAGGGATCTGCAGGGCGATTCGATTCGTGTTACACTGAATGACGGCCGCCTGCCAGACAGTACGGCTATCGTTGGCGTGTATGTGGAAGGATGGCGCAACCAAGAAGGACCGGGTAAGGACTATACCGTCACCCCGGATAGTGGCCTGATCGTTTTCGACTACAACCTCCAGTATGAGGATGTCGAAGTGCGCTGGCTGGTGGGATCCGGCCTTCGATTCTATCGTGAAATCGTGGATTCCGTAAGCGGCGATTCGGTGAACCTTCCGGACTGGCCCCTGGATTGCCCGACCCTGCGCGTTCGAGTGGAGGGCTGGCAACAGCAGGAAGGGCCGGATCGCGACTACCTGCACCTGCGGGATAGCATCTTTTTCAACTACACCTTGGATAACGAGGACGTGCTGCTGTCCTGGATCCTGGACGGAACGATCGTTCACCAAGAGCTTTTCGAGGATGTTTTTGGGGATGTGCTGAGGATCGACAGCCAGGGGCTGCCGGTGCAATGCCCTCACATATGGGTGTACGTCGAGGGCTGGCCGCAAAGCAAAAACGACTACTGGATCGACCGAGCGTCGGGTGTGGTACGATTCAACTATGCTCTGGAGAACGAGGACGTAGAGCTACTATACCAGAACACAGAGGGCGCATCGACATATTCAAAAAGCAATTAAACGTTAAGAAATGAAAGCGTTGTGGAGGATTGCAGTTTTTCTTTTGATCGCCGACTGCCTTTTTGGGCAAACCGGCCCGGCAACCCGACCCTTGGTGCGCAGACTGGAGCAAGCGCCCAAAGAGGGATCGATTATCGTATCTGATTCAAACCGAGACGGGCAATGGGATTCGACGCTGATCTGGACCGGCGTGTACCTGATCGCTAACGGTGATACCCTGGGTATAGGATCCGGTGGGGGCGTTCCGCAAAGCCTGACATTCACCAGTCCGACTCTTTCTATTTCGGGCGGCAATAGCGTGGATCTTTCTGCATTGCTCGATAATACCGATGACCAAGTGCTAAGCCTAACGGGCGACGTGCTGAGCCTGGAGGACGGCGGCTCCGTAAACCTTTCTTCCTACTTAGATAATACCGATACGCAAGACCTTAGTTTAGCCGGGAATACACTTTCCCTTACAGACGGAGGGAGTGTAGACTTGTCGGCATTCTTGGATAACACAGATTCGCAAACGCTGAGCCTGGCCGGTACGGTGCTTTCTATTTCGGGCGGCAATAATGTGGATTTTGCTTCCTTGGTAGCTCCTCAAAATCTGACATTCGATATATCTACTGGCAATCTTTCGATATCAGGAGGTAATACTGTAACTATTCCCGAAATGGTTGGTGCTAGTTCGGTAGCTGCAGGCGAGCAGGGCCTAGTTCCTGTTCCACTGGCCGGGGACGAGGAAAAGTTTTTGCGCGGCGATGGTTCATGGTCAGACGTAGCTGGCAATCAGACTATAAGCATAACCGGAACGGATTTATCGATCAGTCAGGGCAACTCGGTGGCCTTAGCCGAGGTGCTGGCTCTGAATGACCTATCGAACGTAAATGCCAGTCCGGCAAACGGGCAGGTTTTGAGCTGGAATGGAAGCCAGTGGGTAGCTGCTGACGATGCTACCGGTGCGCCCGGAACCTCTGATGGGGTGGTCGATGGGGTAAGCATTAGCAATGATTCCTTGGTGCTAACTAGGACGGAAAGCCTGGGGGATTTGCGGGTTGACTTGGACCCGTTCCTGGACAATACCGACGAACAGACACTGAGCCTGGCTGGTACTGATCTTTCTGTTTCGGGAGGGAATACCGTAGACCTGTCCGGCCTGCAGGATGGCACCGGTACAGACGACCAGCAGCTGACATTAACCGGGAATACTCTTTCCCTGGAGGACGGCGGCCCCGATATTGATTTAAGCGGCTATATCGATAATACCGACAACCAAGGTTTTGACATTGCGAGCCTAAATGGTACGGACTTGGAATTGAGCCTCGACAACGACGCGGCTACAACGATCATTGACCTTTCCAGCTTGCAGGATGGCACCGGTACGGACGATCAACAGCTTTCGCTGGCTGGAAACAGTTTGTCGCTGGAAGACGGCGGGAGCGTTAGTTTGGCTTCGTACCTGGACAATACGGACGAGCAGACGCTGAGCTTCACCAGCCCAAATCTATCTGTTTCAGGTGGCAACACGGTAGATCTATCTGCCTTGCAGGACGGCACCGGCACGGACGATCAAGCGCTGAGCTTGGCAGGTACGACGGTATCCTTGGAGGATGGCGGAAGTGTGGATCTGACCGAGGTGTTGGCTCTGAATGACCTATCGAACGTTAATTCCAGCCCTACGAATGGACAGGTGCTTTCGTGGAACGGTTCAGCCTGGGTAGCGGCTGACGATGCTACCGGTGCGCCTGGAACGTCGGATGGGGTGGTCGATGGGGTAAGCATTAGCAATGATTCCTTGGTGCTAACTAGGACGGAAAGCCTGGGGGATTTGCGGGTTGACTTGGACCCGTTCCTGGACAATACCGACGAACAGCAGCTTTCCTTGACTGGCAACAGCTTAACTCTGGAGGACGGAGGGAGCGCTATTGACCTGTCCGGCTACCTGGATAATACCGATGCGCAGACGCTGAGCCTGGTAAGTACGAATCTGACTATATCGAATGGCAACACGGTGGACCTGTCTGCCTTGCAGGATGGAATCGGTACGGATGACCAGACGCTGAGTTTCACATCACCGAACCTGTCGATATCAGGGGGTAACTCGGTTAACCTGTCTGCCTTGCTGGATAATACAGACGACCAGACTATTGATGTTTTTTTGCTGTCTGGTGACGACTTGCAACTTTCCCTGGAGGGCGATGGAGAAGCTACGAAAACGGTGGACCTGAGCGGCTACCTGGATAATACCGATACCCAGGATCTTTCGCTGGCCGGCAACACACTGAGCCTGACCGATGGCGGAAGTGTGGACCTGTCGCTGTACCTGGATGACACCGACGACCAGACGCTGAGTTTCACTAGCCCGAACCTGTCTATTTCGGGGGGTAATAGCGTGAATCTGTCCGCCCTGAACACGGAGCGCACCGATGAGGAAATCGAGGATGTGGCCGGCGCCATGTTTTCGGGCAATGCGGAAACGCTCATAACGGCAACATACCAAGATGTTGACGGAACTATTGACCTAGAGGTGAACGACGACCTGAGCTTGTACGATAACTCAACTTCGGGATTCGTAGATGGCACAGAACTTGCCGACACGGCAGCCGCTATTCGAGCAGACTTTCCTACAACCGCAGACGGCGTTGCGTCTTCCGGGTCGCTTGATACATTGAGTGAGGAAATTGACATTGTGGTCACCGATGCCCCAGATTTTTCGATTGACCTTTCGAAAATTGACGTTTTGCCTTCGTTTTTAAGCTGGGATAAGGATGTTGCAAATGAGGGTAGACTTTCCACAGCTAATCTTTTCGGCGATGGTGCGATTACCAGCAACACTCAGGGAGCACTCGCAATCAAATTTCCTGCCGGCTTCGGGCTGAACACTATGGTTACGAGCGCGTCAAATGGCGGCGAAATTGAGTTTGAGGTCGATACTTCAGAGGTAGCTACGCTGAGTGCTTTGACAGATAGTCTTTCTAATATTGGCTCCACCACTGTCAGCGAGGGCGACCTGATCGACATCGTGAACGTGGGCGATGATTATCAGGTGGATGTGGATTTGAGTGAGTTGACAAATTCCGCGGCAGATATAATAGACGATGATGAGTTCATTTTTCTCGACAACGGCAATCAGCAGAAGATGCGATCGGATTCGTTCGCATGGAACTATCTCACGGAGGTGATAAGTACATCAGAATCGGGAAGCTTTTTTAAAGAATTCAATAATTCTGTTTTTGCAACTAATATTGTGTCCTTGACTGGGAGCGCTACAACTCACGACGCATTAGTTTCAATGGGTCGAGGCCAACATGCTATCGGCATTCGCTTCATCATCACAAATGACGGGAGCGCCGACAAGACGGTAGATTTCGGTACGCTATACCATTGGGCAGGCACGACCAACGACGTGGAACTCGAAGTAGATGTCGGCGATACGGAGGTAATTGAGTGCTACCGGCTGACACCTACTGGAAGTGTATTCGAGTGCGTCTACCTGAACGACACGATACCCACAGGCGGAGGTGGCTCCGACGATTGGGGTACGCAAGTCGTTCAATCGGATGCAACCCTGATAGGCGATGGCACGAGCGGCAATGAGTTGAAGGTCGATACTTCAGAGGTAGCTACGCTGAGTGCGCTAAATGACAGCATTGCGGGCTTATCAACTACGGATACCCATCTTTTCAGCGAGAACAAGACCCTTTCGGCTAATCGCTCGCATTCCCTTGGCGCCAATCGTCTAGGCTTCACGCTTGCGAACGGCGAGTTCGATGTTACAATGCAGACAGGAGCCTCCTCAATCGCTCTTGGCGGTGAGGGAGTATCGGAAACAAGGATTGGCTCCACATCTATCTGGGGTGACAGCATTATGATTTCGGCCAATGAGCTTCACTTGCAGGGTTTCGACTCTATCGTGGTTTCGGAGAGTAAAATGAAGTATGATGCGTCTGCTCCAACTAGTTTCTCAGGCACCGATATTCCGAGCGTAGACTGGATAGAAGCGAATATACCAGGTACGGATGCAGTGGGAATCAACGAGTTAGACATTAGTCTTACTGACCTTGATCTCGAACAAGATGAATTTTTCTTACTTCGCGATGGCAGTAATCTTGAAGAAGTGAGCTTCGACAATCTTGTAGACAAGGAAATACAGGCGCTCCCCTTCACGACCACGACTTCTGGGAACTTCAGCATTATTATCACCGAGTCTGTTTTTGGGGTAGTGAGGGTCAATCTTACCGGCGGGGCGACCACCCATACGGTCACTATGTCTACCAGTTTTGTGCGGACAGGCGCGCAGTGGACAATACATATTAGAAACACGGGAACTGGAACGCACACGGTAGATTTCCCCAGCACTGTGCTGAAGGGTGATGCTACTACACAAGTCGGTAATATCGGCATTGACGCTGGTGATTTCATATTTATTCCGATGTATTATGACGGAACGAACTTCATCACTAATCTGAACTAATGCGCACACTTGTCGTCATATTGCTTTTTCCGATGTTTCTGGCCGCACAGCCGGGGGCATTCTATTTTGGACAGGCTGAGGAAGACACTACGACGTACCACCCTACGCTCGAAGCTGTATTAGATCGTGCAGACTTAGAAGGGTATGCAACGCCGACAAGCTCGCAGTTGCTTGTTCTTGACAGCATGTGTCGAAACCCAGCTTTTGCAGCGGTTCTTGACAGCGCAGATTTTGTCTTTGTCTTCTGGCATGGCTTGGACAGCCTGGCGAAAATCAACTGGGCGCAACCCGACAGTGCACTGGCTGTGAATCAGGATATTGAATACACTACGAGTCGAGGCGCTAAGGCAGTCCAATTCGCTTTATCTCCTGCCTTCCTGACGAACTGGAAAATGACAGCCAACATGGAGTTGGCTGACGCAAACAACATAGGAATGTTCGCATATGTGGACACAGTTTCGGATGTGACGGCCAGCTCGTACGGCCTAATGGGGGTTGACGATTCCAGCGCTTCAGAGGACTTCTGGATGCGCAACGAGCCTTCCGGTTCTTATTTTCGATTTCGCATCGGCCGTAACTCTTTCACCTCTTACACTAATGACGAGGGGCTGATTGCAATGGCCAGAACACCCACCACAGGCACCCAGGTGGATACATACTATAAGGGTACTACCGGAGCTAACTCTAACAACACGCGCACCATGTCCAACACGGCGGAAGAGTTTTACGTCCTGGCTGTCAATGGCTCGGCGGGAACTTGGTTCGACGGCTATGTTCTGTTCGCAGGTCTGGGCGCAGGGAAAACCGTGTACGATAATTTTGCAGGCTTGGATGCGCTTGGTGACTGGATGTTGACGCAATGAAATTCGAATTGATACGCCCTGAGATGGACTCGACCAGTGTACTCCGAAATGCCGTCTTGGTTTTCCTGAGCTTCTGTACTAGACAAGGGTATCGATTATGTTAAAAGAAAAGGGAAAGTATTTTCGGCCTAAAATTCCTAAAAGGAATAAAAGGAGTGCTATTCAGGCACTTAACATGATCAGAAAAATGGGATGGGATGAGGCCCTTGCTCGGCTAAGCGATTACCAGGATCCTGCTATCGAGAAGCGCCACGGCGACGATGGTGGCCTGACCTATACCGCCATCGGAGACCGGCCCATATCAACGGAAGCGGAGGCCGTGGAGTTCTTTCAAGTAGATACGGAACGCTGGGAGGTCAAAGCTATTCGGCACAATTCATGGGATGTTTCCATGAAAATGGGTAACGCTAAGGACGGGTTTTGTACTGAGAAGCGGACCAACTATCAGACGCGGCTGGACCTAGCGCCGAGGACAGAATCGATTATCGAACAACTGGATGGACTGAAGGCTGAAATACCAAGGCTGCCGGCAGTGAAAAAGCGCGGCCCGGATGTCAATAATGGCGTTTTACTTGAGCTAATGATAACGGACCTACACATCGGGAAGGTAGGCTTCGACCCGCATACCCTCGAATTCAACTGGTCGCCAGAGGAAGCCCTGCGGATATACGCGGATTGCGTTTCCTACCTGCTGGAGCAGGTGGATGAACCGATCGAAAAGATCGTCATCCCTACTGGCAACGACTTACTGCATATCAACAGTGACCAGAACACGACCAAGAAGGGAACGCAAATGCACACTGGTGATATGTTCGGCAGGCTGTTTGTGCGAACCAGGGAGACAATCTGCGCTATTGTGGATGAAATGCAGGAGAAAGCGCCGGTCGAGATTGTCATGGTGCCTGGAAATCACGATGCGGATGCTGTATTTTCATTGGGCGATAGTCTGAGTGTTCGTTACGAGAACAGTACCCGCGTGAGTGTAAATAACGACCCGATCCGAAGGAAGTATGTGCGCTTCGGTAAAAGCCTGATCGGATATGACCACGGCGACAAGGCAAAGGTATCTGACCTATTCCATGCCCCTGGGCAGGATCGGCCCCTGGACTTTGGCGAGACGGAGTACCGGTACATGCACATCGGACACCTGCATAAGAACGCCGTGTACCCGAAGTTTTGGAAGGAAGAAAAGTTCGGCGTTGAGGTTGAGATTTGCCCTAGCCTTAGCCCAATAGATCAATGGCACTATGAGAAGCTTTTTGTAGGCAACGTGCGTCGAACCAAAGCCTTCGTGTACGACCGCGATAAAGGAAAGATTTCCGAGCATTATTTTAACCTGGAGGAACGATGAGCGAAGGGAAAAAGGGCATGGATTTCATCACTGGACCTAGGGCGAAGGTAGCCCCGCGAGTGCTCGAAATCATAGAGGAAAGCGAACATTCAGCCCTGGTTATTTCAGATCGCCGGCTAATCAAACTCGCTGTCATGTCTGAATATATGCTATTTACGCTGGACGATATATACGAGGCTATTCGATGGCGATGGAAGTGGCCGAAGGACGATTGGCCCCCTGAGGTTCAGGAAAAGTGGGAAGCCATATACGAGCAGTTCCACGAACTGTTGCGGGATGGCGGGATAAGCGTGGACGACCTGAAAGAGTAATTTTTTTTTTCAAACCTCAAATTGGACCAGTTATGAGTATTTTCAAATCTTTTGTGGAAAACGATCCGAATGCGGCGGAGAAATTCGCTTCGGCCGTGGGCCGAGTGCTGTCTGCTGCTGTGGATATTGACTCCAACGATGACGGCAAAATAGATGGTGGCGAGTGGGCCAGCTTCGGTGTGCTGTTGCTGATGCAGGCCAGCCAGAACTTCAACGGATGGAAGGCCTTCCTGAATGCTTGGACCGTGAAGGAACAGCGCATCATGATTGTGGAAGCCCTCGCCGTTGAGTTCGACATCGAAAACGATGAAGTGGAAGCCCTGATTGAGCGCACCATTTTCGTCGCGAACGACAACGTAGATCTCGCCGAGGACTGGGTGAAGTTCTTCAACAAAGCCAAAAAGGTGAAAGTTGAGGAAGCCCGCGAACTGATGCCGTAGGCACGATACACTCCTGTCTTGGTTTGCCCCCTGCGATCCTGGTGGTCCGGGGGGCTTTTTATTTGTTGAGGCTGTCGTCTTCCGGATCTCGACCCTGCTGCTGATTCAGGAGGAGTTTCGAGTATTTAGCGATTTCTTTGTAAGCCTGGATAATTTCGGCCTGCATCTGGTGAATTTTTTCCTGGAGTTCTCGACGCTCTTCGTCGAACTTGTCGCGCAGCCTTTCTATGTCGGCTTCTCGCTGCTGTTTGAGGCGGATAATATCCATCTGCAGGTCAGATGATGTTGGGCTGTCGTCAACCATGTCTCGAATGTACTTGGGTTGCGCGGGGTCGTTGAGCCAGTCTGGATTTATTCCGCGCTCGATCAGGTAGCCGGAGAGGGCAAACATGATCGTCTTGCTAAATTTATCCTGGCGGTTCACCCACCGAGAGACGGTGGGCTGCGAAATCGGCTCGTACAGCTTTTCGGCGAAGTCGCCTTGGTTGGTGAATCCGAGTTCGCTAATAACCGACATTAACCTGTCACCAGGCGTTCCCGGCGTAAAGGATAGTTTTTTCATTTTCGTGGTGCTTTCCCGTATTGTGATCATTCAATCACCTCCGTTTACCACGAAGTTAAGGCAAAAAAAATTCATTCGTAAATACGGAATCAAATTTTAAACATATAGGCAAACATACAATTATTTAAAATGCTGACTGTAAACAATTTTCAGGGTTTGGCACTGAAATCATATTCGGTACTGAATATTATTTCAATCTCGATTGGATAATTTGGATATTTTGCATACCTTAGTAACGCTTTCCCTATTTGCTGCCAGGGCAATACCCCCCGCCCGGCGGCTTTAGCGGAGTGCATTTTTTGTTCACAACAAACGCTATTGTATGCACAAGCCTTCATACTACACGGTCACCCCTGCTCACATCAGGTATGACAAATCCCTTCCTCCTTTTGCACGTCTACTGTATGGTGAAATTACTGCGCTTGCGAACAAGCGAGGCTATTGTGATGCTAGCAACGGATGGCTGGCTAAGCAGTACGAAGTTACGCCTCAGGCAGTCAGTGGTTGGATTCGGCAGTTGGCTGAAAAGGGGCACTTGGTCTTAATCTATGAGGATGGCGAGTACGGGATGAAGTGCAGGAAAATATACCTTTCTGAAGCCTATCGGCAGGAGTTCGAACTATTAACAGACGTTTACCCCCCTAAACAACAGATTAAGGGGGGTATAAATAACGGATTAAGGGGGTATAAATGTACGATTAACCAGAATAATACAAGAGAGAATAATACAAGAGAGAATAAAGCGGACCTGTTTGAAAACAGGCCCGACCCTGGACCGAAGCCAGTAAAAAAGAAGGTCGCTGACATGAGCGACAATGAGAAAATGAGCTACCGGCTGGAGAAAGCGAAAGCGAAATCCTACGAGCCTGACATTCGACGGGTAGTGGATTATTTCCGGAAAGCCTCAGGTAAGAATGTAGCCTACTCGACGAAGGACGCGCTGGACTACATGGTCAAGCGCATGAAAAAGGACGGCTACACTGCCGACGACTTGACTCTGGTGATTGACTACAAGGTTAAGCAGCTTGTGGATCGGCCTGAATACATCAACCTATCCACCTTTTTCCGCGATAGCCTATTTGAGGGCAATCTGGAAAAGGCCCGAATGAATAACAGGAAAGCCGGACCATCGAAAGCATCTCCGGTACGAGACCCTATTGAGGATGAACAAGTAAGGGCGTACAAGTCCATGATGGAGCGTGCCCGGCTGAAAGGATACGACCTGCAGGAAGCCGCCGCCTTTGCGCGAAAGCACCTCGGGCTGAATGATGATTTTTTCAACCAACAAACAACAAACGCATGAGTGCTACACAAGCTGCGCAATCACTGGAATCTATTCCTACTGACACCTGGCTGGAAATTCGAATAAACTTTTTGCCTGCCCGGCATGGGGTTATTGCTCGCAAGATCCGGAACGGCGATGCTCCGGAAGAGGTACTGGAGTACATGAGTAAGGTTGAAGCCGCGCAGGGCCGCGCCCTAGAGGCTGCTATTGCCGAGAGCGATAAGTCCCTTGGGCTGCTATTGAACCGCCGGTCGTTCTGGATCCGCGTCATACGCAATTACCTGAAAGATCAGGGAGCAACACGAAAGGAAGCAATTCGGCAGCTACGTTCTTTCTCTTCGCTGGTGGGGCTGTACGGAGCTGAGAAAGTCGTTAACGAAGCTTTCAAAATCGTGTACCCATGAGCCAACGAAAAGACAGGAATATAATATGCCGGGGTATCCTGGGAACATTACTTATTCACCCGAAATGGTTTGCATCGGCCGCCGGGATGACCCCTGAAATGTTTCCGGAGGGAAACCTACAAGATGTAGCGAACCTGGTCTGGAAGAACGGCTTCGGCGCTACACTGGCTCTGGTGGCTGCTGAGGCTAACGAGGATCCGAGCTACCTGATGGAATACGCAGTGGAATCCTTAGACGACTTCGAGAAGCTGATTGAAGAAGGTAAGAATCTGTACCTAGACGAATCCACGATAACGATAATGCAGCAGGCTACCCAGGCCGCCCTGTCGGGCGACGATGTGGAAATGTGCATTAATTACTTGACAGAATCCAGGCGAGATTTAGTCGAGCGGGCGCGTATTGTTAAGCCGAGGGAAAAGCTAGTTGAGAACGTTAGCAATCGGATCGATCAATCCCGGTCCGGGGGGATTCCAGGTATAAGCACCGGATACACTGATCTGGACAAAAAGGCCGGCGGCTGGTATGCTCCAGACCTGACAATAATCGGAGCGCGTCCGGCGATGGGGAAAACTACGAACATGATCGAGTTGGCTGTCCGGGGCGCTAAGCAGGGCAAGGGCGTGGCGATTTTCTCCTATGAAATGTCGTCCGAGCAGATAGCTACCGTGGCTATTTGCCAGTTGGCCGGTGTTACGACGGAGAGCCTATACAAAGGCCTTCTTTTCCCTGATGAACTCGATGAGGTGGAAGCTTGGAAGGAGATATTCTTCAAATTACCTATAACGATCCGCGACCTAACCGAGGTGCGCAATACCCCTGCGAGTATGTGGACTGAGATTCAGCGCATCCGGATGGACCAGCGCGTGGATCTCGTTTTCGTGGACTACCTGCAACTGATGAATGCGGACGGCGAACACGGCAATCGATCCGAGGAAGTTAGCCAGATAAGTCGTGCATTGAAACGCTACGCTGTGCAAGGTGATTTTCCGGTGATTGCCTTGGCTCAACTGAGCCGCGCAGTTGAAAATCGAGGCGGCGATCGGAAGCCTATCCTAGCCGACCTTCGGGAATCCGGGTCTATTGAGCAAGATGCTGATAACGTCTATTTCCTATATCGCCCGGAAGTGTACGGCATTGAGGAAGACCTGGAAGGAAATAGCGTGAAGGGTGTAACGTACTGGGTTGGAGCCAAGCACCGGATGTTTGGCGGAAGTGTGGTTGGAGCTGAGTTTAAGCGCTTTTTCCGGCATGGACGCTTACTGGAAGAATCTGAACTGACTTTCGATGACAAAGTAGACAAAATGAAGCGTGAAAAAAAGCACGAAAATATCATTAATCCAGCCGTGGTGAACGGCTACAAAGCAACAAGCGATGAGGACTTGCCATTCTAAGCAAAAGAGCATTGCTAAGATAATCCTAGAAAATGCTGATGCTATTATTCATGAAGCTAACCGTACCGGCCTGAGCAGGGAAGAAGCGAATGAAGTGGATAAGGTGGATACTGCCCGTATCGTAATGGAGAACGCCCAGCCAAAGCGGGAAAAGGGAAGAAGCGGTAAAAATTATGCGAAAAATTATTCATTCTATACTATTTCCCGTATTTTTGAGTCGGAATGAATAAGGTTCATAATTTTCACTAAAACAAAGAGTCATGAACAAAGTCATTTTAATCGGTCGCCTCGGTAAAGACCCTGAACTGCGCACTCTAGAATCCGGAGCATCGGTGGCCAACTTTTCTCTGGCTACCAATGAAAAGTACAAAGACCGAAACGGTGAATACCAGGAGCGCACCGAATGGCATAATTGCACCGCATGGGGCAAGCGTGCTGAGGTGATTGAGAAGTACGTGCAAAAAGGCCAGCATCTGATAGTCGAAGGAAAAATCAACACCGATAAATGGACAGACAGCGACGGGAATGAGCGTCGTTCAACCAAGATTGTGGTTACTAATTTTGAGTTTATCGGCGGGGCTTCTGCAAATGGATCTACCGTAAGCAGCGAGAAGAACTCGTACGTGGATGACACTGAAAAAAACCCTTTGGCGGGGGCGCGTCCAAAAGTGGATGAGGATCTGCCATTCTAAAGGGAATATGGTGAATGATGCATACAATTTTGAACGCCGGGGCTGGGGGAATTGCCCCGGTGTTTTTCACCACCAACAAAGAGCCATGAAAGATACTGAAGGAATATACGTCGCCATCGATCCCGGTGCTGTTGCTAAGCAAATCGCCCTGGAGGTCGGCAAAGGTCTTGATCAGATTGTTTCTACCCTAGCGCAAAGCCAAGGTGCTGAGCTACCAATTACCGCCGAAGTGCTGGCTGAGCGTACCGGCCTGAAAGTAGCGCACATTCACGATCTGCGCCGCAAAGGCAAAATCAGGAGTTATAAGCTGGGCGGCAAAGTGCTTTTCTATTTTTCCGAATTCAATTCTGACGTTCGTAAAAACCCTTGCCAATGACGACTATGTTAGCAACAATAGGAATTTGGGCAATCCTTTCTGTTTTGTGTTTGTTTGCTGCCTGGACTGTCTATCGGATACAGCGTGGGGATGAAAAGTGTGATGAGCAGTAGTAACTGACGAGGGTATGAGTGAACTACCCATCCACGCCAGAGGCGATGGGTGGGTAGTTCACCGAACCAAAAAATAAAGATCAATGCAAAATCCATTTGTGGCAATTGATAGCCGCCTCCGCATTATTGAGGACATGCTCATTGAGATGAAGCAGAGCGCACAGAGCCAACCGCAACCCGAACCTACCCCACCGGATGACCCAGAGCGATTGGTGAGCAAAAAGGAAGCCGCCAGGCTGCTGAACTGTTCCCCCTCAACTATTGATAATGCAGCCAGAGCCGGGAAGCTCCAAAGGCACTACCTGGGGAAAACTGTTCGCTTCCTTCGGAAAGAAGTTCTAGCCCTGGCCGAACCCGAAGCCGCCAAATAACCAAATTTTTCAAGGCAAAAACTTGCGAAGCTATGAACATTCAATCTATACCGAAGCCAGACGAAACTATTGAAGTACGAATTCCCGAAGGGGCCAGTTTGAATGGCCACCAGAACAACCTGGCCCACCCGGTGCTGGAAAAACTGCTGGGCCTTATCGAGCCGGTGGACTTCAGGGAAAAGATGGGGCTGGAAGAAGACGAAAAGCCAAAGCAGAAGCACTACGTTGTCATGATAATTGACGAAGTGCTGGAAGTGGCCCGGAACAACCGCTTCGGGCTGGCTGTCCAGAACGACTTCATCTACATCTACGATGGTGTGTACTGGGCCAGCCTTGACCGCAACGAATTCAAATCCTTCCTGGGCCTGGCAGCGCAGGAAATGGGGCTTTCGGTTCTCGAAGCTAAGCACTACACCTTCCGGCATGAACTGTTCCAACAATTCCTTTCCGCAGGCAACCTGCCGGCCCTGTTCCAGCAAGAAATTCGGGAAGCGACTGAAGGCCTTGGGGTATGACCAGACAAAGCGAAATGTAGGGCAGGTAGTTTTCATCGAAAAGGTGACGTAAGTGACGGCTAAAAAACTTTTTCTGAATCCCAGGCAATGAAAAACAGCGTTCTAAATACCGAAGTTTCCTGCTTCCCCGACTATTACAGTCCGAACGACTGCGAGCCGGTGAATTTGCTGACCTTCCTACATTCGACCAAGTACCGCAAGCAGGTGGAAGCTATCCGGCAGCTGGAAGACAAGGCCGAACGCGACAGGCTGAAGGCCGGGCTACCTTGCATAACACCCAGCGGGCTGTTCACCCGCAGGGAAGCACCTGGACTTGTGAAACATTCGGGGCTTATTCAGATTGATATTGATGGGAAGGAGAACCAGCACATAGGCAATTTTGCCCAGTTGAAGCAGGAAGTTGTGAAGCTCCCCGAAATTGCCTACTTCGGCCTTTCTGTATCCGGCAAGGGTTACTGGGGCCTGGTGCCGATAGCATACCCCCACCGGCACAAAGAACACTTCCGCGCCCTTCGGCAGGACTTCCTGCGATGGGGTATCCGCATCGACAGCAAGCCGGGCAACGTTGCCAGCCTGCGGGGCTATTCCTTCGACCCGGAAGCAACCTTTAACCACCAGGCCCGAACCTACCGCAAGCTTTGGAAGCCAAAGCCCGGCCGTTACCGTGGCCAGTATAGCACCAATGGAGCCGGAAGGGAAGCCGAAAAGGTGGAAGCCTGCCTTCAGCTTATCGAAGCCGCCCGGCTGGATGTTACCGTCAGCTATGAAGACTGGTTTGGGATTGCCTGCGCCCTGGCCAACGAATTCGGGGAAGCAGGCCGGGCCTACTTCCACCGGGCAAGCCAGTTTCACCCGGCCTACAATGCCCAGGAAGCTGACCGGCAGTTTTCGGCCAGCCTGCGGGGCAATTACACCTTCACCCTGGCCACCTTTTACCAGGTGTGCAGTCTTCACGGCATCACCTACCGGGAAGCCCTGCCAGCTGGCCAGGCCCAGGCCCAAACCAAGCCCCAGGAAGCCCCAGCGGGGCAAATACCGGACTTCTTTAGCTTCTACCTGAAACAGTGAACGAACTTCCACCAGAAAAAAAACTTGACATTTTCTGAAAAATAATTGTGCAAAACTTGACAATGTGTAAAGATTGGCTTATATTTGTATCATCAGTTAATCAAAAAAAAAAACACAATGAAAAATTGGAA